TGCGGCGATTGCTTAGTAATTGCCTTTCCAGTCGAATGAGAGCCATTCTGAGCCTTAGTCTCACTCTTAGTAGTACCCTTACTCGTCTCAGAAGAAGATGGGGCCTTAGAACCGCTCTTAGCGCCTATACCGCCACTTGACTTAGGAACAGTGCTACTCTTAGGAGTAACAGTTGCGTGCGGCGTTACCGTTACGTGAGGAGTGACCACAACCGGCCTAGAAATCACAGCTGGAGTAGCCATTATCCTTATCAGTCCCTTCAAAGTAATTATCATCATCCGGCTGGTAACCATACCACTCGTTCATATCATCGGCCATATCTTGCGGCATATCAATATCACTTTCATACAGCTGCTTGATTAGGCCGCATGCGATATCATCAATCATGAACGCAAGACGATTCTCAATGATGCGGCGAATATTCTCATATGCCTTATCCTTGAACATAGGTTTGCGGCCTTCGCCAAGTTCGTCCATCATATAGATAATCTCTTCTTGCTTGTTGAAAATATCCCAGGCCGCGCCATTGCACAGCTCATTGAACCATTCCTTTGCGAGAGTTTCGTCATCAAAATAATTGAACTCAGTATTGTAGTCCATGATGCGGCCTTTCTACTCAGAGCCTTTCTCTGCCTTACTTTTCTCTTCTACTGGATAGATGCTCAATGAAACAAAAACTATGTCTTACATCCAACCACAAGCTTTATAAACGGCTTTCATAATCTTATCAGGCTCTCGATACTCGTGAGCACGACAAACACCTTGGCCATTTACATACCACTTCTTGATATTAGAATCAAACTCTACCGCCACGCCATTGATAATGAAATGGCTCCAATCATATTCATAGCGTTCCTAGCAATCATCCACTTGAGTTGCTTTGCAATGCAGTCAACATGATTCTTCATATCTCTTTCCTTTCGACAATAATATTATAACATACTATTGCGGCATATATCAACAAAGGAAAGCAACATCAATACCAAGAATAAGAACGATAGAGATAGCAATAATCAAGAACACCAACGGATTCATGTCGCTATTGTCATCATAGATTCCAAGAATAATGGTAACCAGTAGACAGATAAAGATTACGAATAATCCCATGTCACTCCTTGCGCCGAATAATCTTCATTAGCATATCGCATCGCTTTGCCGCACACCCACATTTCTTTCTTTACTGGATTAGTAGGAATCAACGCCCATGCGCAACTCGGGAAGCAATATCCTCCATTCATAGGACAGATATGAGTTGAACGGAACAACTCTTTATCATCCATGAGAGCAGGGTCAATCAAAACAAAATCATCTTCATTATCACACATGATTACTCTCCAAACTTATCCATCACAATGCGCTTGATTGCATCATAGTTATCTTCAATGATACACGTGCGGCAAATGCAATCTACATATTGCTGGCCCTTTTCCTTACCTTGGCAAAGGTAGTTGAGATTGACCATTCCGCCAGAAAAATTCATTGCATACTGAAAAAATGAGTCATAAATAACATCATCAATGAACTCAGGAAGAACACGAGCATCAAGGCCGTTATTGCAGACTTCATCACTAATCAGCAGCTCTTCGATATCACGCTGTCCATATCAATATACCCATCATCTTCAGTGTATTTATCCATAAGCTCGCTGACAAAAGCAACATTCTCTTCAAGCCAGTAACGAGTATCCCCAAGAACCTCTTTCATGTAGTAATTATAGAAGTCCATTTAGTTCTCCTTGCTCACACGCCGCATGACATTATGAATAATTTCTTTGCGTTCATCATACTTCTCAAGATACATTGCCTGAACAAATAACTCATTGAGATAGTATTCACGCTCTTCTGCGGTCTTCTTAGAAAAAAGTCTTGATTGCCAGCTAGTCCCGTAATGTTTTACTACCAAGTCAAAGAGGCTATCATCAAAGAAAGCTTTTTGTGACATCCAATACCCACCGACACAAAATTCTGTATAAATGCGGTCTTTGTCAAAAAGCTCTTTCTTTACCTTATAACTAACCTCAAAATCATAAATTATGCCAGAAGAAGAAGAAGCAACATACTCTTCCGCGATTTTCTCAACGGCACCAAGGATAAGATTTTCATAGTAAGAATAAATAACTGACTTCATTGCTAAAACTCCTTGATACCGAGAATCTTACTGTCCACAGTACGGCACTTCTTATATGCCTTCTTCTCAAGTTTCTTCATGTGGTCGTAAACTTCTCCAATAGAAGAAAAAGAAATCTTCTCATTCTTTGTGTACTTGAAACGGCCATCGCATTCATCGAAGTAATCAGAACGAATTTCAGCAACCCAAGTCATACAATTCTCTTTTCTTCTGGATTCTTACCTTGTATTGATATTATAACATGTTTTCAAGATAGGTGTAAACAATTTAGTTCAACAAGTGTCTTACAGCTTTCCAATTACAAGAGAAGAAATAAGGCCCCTCTTATACATCTCAGTCAAACATTCAATGCAGGCTTTTTTTGGATTCGGATTATTGCTTGCGGCCAATTCGCTCCAATCAACAATATAACCATCGTCATCGCCCCAATAAGCCTTTGCTTCTGGCTCAGGCGTGTCAAACATTTTGTCACACCATTCAACAACAAAGTTCTGGCCGCAATTTCTGAAATGCCACTTAGTACGACCACACCCCGTAAAACCATCAGAATAATCTTCGCGAGAAACCAGTTTTGTCATGTCTTTCCTTTCTGCGGCCTATTTATAACAAAAAACAAGACTATATACGTTGTTTTTTGTTATAAATTCTACGCAATCAAACCCTTCTCGCGCATGACTCGCACACACTCCTGGAATGCATCATCAGGACAAGCAAGATAAGATGCTGCAAGCTCATCCCAGTCAGTGACCCTGAATTTCCAATCACACCAAAATGCCATAGCTTCAGGTTTCTCCGGCATGTCGCTGTCACTAGGATAAAAACCGTTCACATTAGCATTCCAGTCAACAACAAAGCGTTTTCCGTTAGAATCGATGCAATGCCACTGCTTCGTCTTGGTATTGGTCATCTCGTTGAAGTTTTCAAAAGACTGAACGGTAAGATTGCTCATAAGATTTCCTTTCCTTCCCTCTGACATAATATATTATATCATGTTCGAGTAACAGCAGTAAAGTAAGAATCTTAGCGCCAGGATACTCTCCATTGGTCACCATCAACAAATACATGATAACCGCCACGCTTGCGGAGATGCTCTGCGGCCTTCTTAGCGTTCTTATCAGATAGGCCAAGTGTGAATTCGCACTCATACTTGCCATCAGTACAAGCCTTCTTGATTTGATACTCAATAAACTCGGCAATGTTACCAGTAAAAGTGAAGTTCTTACATGACATAATCTTAGCTTCATCAGCCATTAGCATCATATCACCACCTAATAATTAGACCGGGAGGATAAGTTGAATAATCAATCTTGCACTCATATCCACGTTCATATTTCAAAGTATTACAGATACTGAGTGCTTGACCATAAGAAAAATCTTTCAAACGACAACGGCATTCTCTAGAACCTTCTGATGCTTCTCGCTTGATTCTATCCCCGATTTCCGCATACATAGTTTGAAATTTTTCACTATTACCTTGGACTTTCATAGCTTCAAGCCTAGCATCTCTAGCTTGCATAATCATTCTACCACCGCACAATCCACTCAAATTTGTCTTCTTCAATCTCATAGCCAAGAAAAAGCAAATCTTCTTTTACAGTATTGTACCCTTCTGTATTTGTTCCTTCTGGAATCTCAATTCTTGTATAATGATTACCAAGAGATACCGCAAAAAGAATATCGCCAATAACAATTTCTTCAAAGTTATTGAAGGAGCCAAGTATAATATTGGAATAGATATTAGCATCTTGCGCACTAACAAACATCGTATTCCTCCAGCTCTAGCCAATCGCCCTTATCAGCGCATTTCTTTGCGCCCTTCTCTGTCCCGCAATAAGGTGTCACCTTTCCTTCTGGATTAGAACAATACCATAGATTGAACATTTCTCCAGTAGGAGCATCAGTAACCCATATCATATGGACAACATAATCAGTCTTCAACATGTCGTCTCCATTCATCCTTTAGTTTTGCTGCCATTGAACGAGCACATTTGAAAAGCATAATCATATCCACATACGGATTAGTGCTATAAGTATCAATGAAAACAGTTTCTTGATAGATAGGCATATAGTTTACAGCTACTTGATAACCCAAATCAGGGATAAAAACAAAATACATATCACAACCGGTAGCAAAATCCAAAGCGCAAAGGGTATTTGTATCCCCATCAAAGTGAGTATCACCATTGTGCGCATCAAACCACCTCTTCAGAAGATTGAAAGTCTCAGTCCAATTAGAGCTCTTGCTAATTTCCACAAGCATCTCTTTGATTACATCTTGGTCAAAACCTTCCTTTGGATTTATCTTATTCATTCTTTCCCCTTTCGCTGTAATAATATTATACCGCATTCTCTAATTATCTGTCTATAGATAAAAAAAGAACCCGCTAAATCACTTTAGCAGGTTCCAATTTTCATCTCTCATACTCTTCTGAAGGGCACGACTCGCGGCCAAATCAATCTTACCAGTCATTGGGTCCATCACAATATCAGGGCGATTCTTGTTCTTGAAGATATATTTATCAGCATATGGCTCCCACAAGAACTTCATATTGCGAGGAGGTAGCTTCTGATATACGCCATTCAGCTTATTGAATCGGAATGGCTTGTAGTCAATATCATTTGCACTTACACAGATATGATTCTCTCTATCTAAAGTTGCTGCGTGGAGATGCCCAGACAAACAAACACAGAACGGGTCACATTCAACAGGTTCATGGCAAAGAACCAATTTATGAGACAAATAAACAGGATATTCATAAACTTTATCAAAATATTTCTCAAACAGCGGTATATCTTTGGCAAGGTCATGGTTACCTAAAATCAAATTTGTGCGGATATTCTTGCCAGGAACATCAATTGCGGCCTTATAGGCTTCAAGCATTTGAGTATCGCCAAAGTCACCTAGATTCCATAAAACTGAATCTTTAGGTGCCTTCATTGCCCATTGCCGCAGACAATTCAAAATATGCCCATCATGCTCTTCCGCAGAAGAAAATTGCGTGCGTTCCCAGTTGATGATACCCGCAGCATGAAAATGGAGGTCGCTGATGGCCCAGTTTTTACTGAAATCTAAATTAGCCAAGCCAAACACCTCGCTTCCACAACTTGAATCTCAAATCATCGCACTTCTTACTATAAGTCACATATAAATATCCCACCAATAGACCAAGATAAACTGTAAAAATAATATTCGCAATCATCACTTACTCCTAAACATACGCTCCCATTCTGCTAAAGATTCTTGAATATCCATATCTTGCGTCCAATGCCACTTCAAGAATTCTTCAAAAGAGCAATCAAACTTGAAATCACTAATGTCATATGAATTGAAATGCTTTTTATAGTGACCGCCGCAATCGACTTTATCTTTCTTCATCGCTTGCCGTACTCGCTTATTCGCAATTCGCTTCATGCCCTTATTTTTGTCTTTGACCCACACGTTCTTTTTGAAAGACCGACTCATTGCTATCTTCTCCTGGATAATAGGTGGTTTTCTCTGTCCACATCGGGATTGAATCAAATCCATCATGCGGCGGTTGATACCTGACTTTCAAAAATTCCTTAGCAAGCACAAACATATAAGTCATAAAAGCAAAGATAATAAGAAGAATACCAATAATTACAACGTCAGACATATATTAGTCCTCTTCAATCTCTTCAAAGTCTTCATCATCAATATAAAGGCCAGTTTCACCATTATAAAGACCGTTTTCTTGGAGCAAGTCAAGAGCGTCAAACCAAAGGAAGTCATTTATTTCAATATCAGAAAGTGGTTCATTAGCGCATTCTTCGTATTCATCAAGGTAGTTCTCAATGAACTCATATGCTTCCCTGTGATAGCCTAACTCATTGAGAATTTGAAGGCCACCACTCCAAGCATCAAACCTATACAAAGGAGTTTCAACCATGTAACGCATTGCAAAACCTCAACTTCCTTGATACACATATTATATTAGATAATATCCCAGTTTTCACGAAGAGTTTGTTCGTTGTGATATGGACAGCGGCTCGGTGTGCCGCCTAACAGCTGTAAAATTGCTTTTCCAATTTCTTTAGGCTTCCAGTTCACCCAGACATATCTAGCATCCTTGGTAATTGTAATATTGTAAACCTTTCCATGACGGAGGCCCATACTACCATCGCTCCCGATGAATCTTGCTTCCATTAGTGGACCTCAACTTCCTTGATATACACGTACTCAGTACCCCAGTTATACGTGCTCGTCAATCCATTAGAATCAGTATACTCCTCAATGTTTTCATGCTGCCAGAACTGCGGCCCAAAACATTGAGCATGAATAGAGTTCTCATCACCAGGAACGTAGCCCTCATCCTCAATGAGCTTGATGGCATCTTCTTTCTTCATGAAGAGCTTGTACACACCGCAGTAATGGTCCTCATAAGACTCACCATTGTCATAATAAATTGCGAAGACGTTCATGTAAAATCCTTTCGTTCCCTTTTCTGTAATAATATTATATCATGAAAAAGAACAGAAGTCTAGATTTTATTCGATATATAAAATATCCAGCATAAGATTAGTATAGGAAGAATAGAAAGAACAATTAGCACAATAGTAACAATAAACATACAGCCTAGTGCTTGAAGAATTGTTGCTCCATAAGCAAGAAAAAGTAAGCCACTACAGATACCAAGAAGAAAGCAGAGGAAAGCTACTATAGCGATTAGGTCAATAGTTCTCATTTCTTATTCCTTACGCAAACTTTAGAAGTGTAGTACAAATATATGTGACAGCACATCCCAGTAGAAGAAGAAAGCCTATGACTTCTTTCATTTCTTGTTCCTTACATATTCGCGGTAAATAGCAAACATTCCAACAAATAATAGAAAAATAATTATGCCAGCTGATATTGTATAAGATATATTTCCAGTAGAAATAGAAATTCCTATACAAAGAAAAGCTAGAAACAAATCCAAGGAATAAAGAACTATAAGCGTTATCTTCGTTTCTGTTGCCATTTTATTCCTTCTTTCAAAATCGGTCCCAAAAGCGATGGTACAGCTCAACTAAAAGTGTGTAAATGCCACTCAAGCCAGCTGCCGCAGCGAAGTCATTCACAAGCATCGTAAATGGCATATCCCAAGCATTGTGTGCAACAATACTTATAAGAAGCAATATCATCATGCCGCAGAAATATAGGCTAAAGGTTTTGAGCATCCGACCAAAGTTCAACTGCCTCAACGCCCTTCTGAGTAATTTTGCGGCCACGGGGTCCCTTGGAAGCAAAGCCGCCCTTGAACAGGAAAGGCTCCACGACGGATTCAATACTTTTCTTGTCCGTTCCAAGAGCAAGAGCAATAGTCTCAAGACCAGTAGACTTACGATTATCATAAAGTAGCTGTAGATAACGCATATCAGTACTGTTCAGCCCATACTCATTGATGTCCATGAGGTCCATGGTATCATAGACAACTTCCTCAGTCACTTTGCCATCATTAGTAACAAGAGCAACATCATATACTCGGCGGCAAAATGCATTAGCATTACGAGGAACATTGCGAGAACAGCCCGCAATAAGGTCTGCACAGTCCTTAGTAATGTCAACATTCATAGACTTGAATACATTCTTTACAATGTTAGACATACGCTCACCATCATAAGGAACGAGGTTGATTTGAAGCTGAAAGCGATTTCGCATAGGCAGCTCAAGACCGCTAAGTTCGGTAGTTGCTCCAATCAAAGTAAAGTGCGGGAGCTGCTGAGTAATAATCTCTCCGTCAATGTTAGCATTGAGAGTGAACGTTTCCATGGCAAGAAAAAGCGTTTCCTGAATAGGCTTTCGCAAACTCTGGCATTCATCCGCAAAAAGGATAGAATTCTCCTCAACCTGCTGGAGAATATCAATCATATCACCAACGGTTTTGATTGCGGGGCAAGATACAGTCATAATCTTTTGGCCACTCTCATTGGCAATAATATTTGCCAGCGTGGACTTGCCCTGTCCGCTCTCGCCAGCAAGAAGAATATGGTCAAGACAGGTGTTCTTCATCTGTGCGGCCTTGATAGCAATCTTCAGAATCTTCTTTGCCTTTTCCTGACCCTGGTAATCATCAAAAGTCTGCGGGCGGAAATTCTTTTCAGCTGCCATAAGCAAAAATCCTTTTCTCTCTCAACCTGATAACTATATTATATCAGATTATCTATCCAGAAGTAAAGAAAAGATACTTTGTACATTACTTCATAAGGTCTTCCCTGATGCCACCCCAAAAAGCATAATGCTCTTCGTTGTTCTCATGGAACGTCATGCGACTAAAGCCATTGACCGTGCTTCTATCAAGATAATAGAGATAGATTTCATCAGGCTTACCAATTTCTTCCCAGCTTGCCTTGTAGCGTACACCCTTCTTTGCGACTTCAAGAGCATCTTCACAATGCTCAAAGAAGATAAAAAAGTCTTCGCACATATAACTACTGTCACCATTGTACTTACAGCATTCGAGCATCCACATATTTTTTCTCCTAGTCACAAGAACAACGATAATCTTCTTCTGCTTCTGCGTCTGCACGTGTAGCGAGAATCCATTCATCGCGATGTCCTACCCAGTCATATTCCATGAACACACCAAACTTCCGCAGCTTTCTCTGATATTCACAAGCAGTCACAAAGTCCATTTCGTCAAAATCCATCAATAGACCATTGATTTCGTTCTGAGTAAGCCAATAATATTTTACAGGATAATCTTCAGAATGGAACATATTCATAATCTTTTCCTTTCCCTTTCTGTAATAATATTATACCATGGGGAAGAAACAGCAGTCTATGAAAATAAAAAAGGGGAGCAGAACTAGTCTGCTTCCCCTAGAAAAGAACTCTTTTCCTCTTGTGCTCTAGCGTTCATCTTTGCCTTGCGGGCCTGCCGTACAGCTTCTTTCTTATTATTGATAGCGCCTTTGTTTTCCCGAGGAAATTTTCGAATTACGGTTTCATCGTCATCAAGAAAATCATCTTCATAATCTTCAAGACGAGACAGATTCAGCTTCATAATTACCTTTCTAAATGAGTTCTTTATATTTCAACTCCTACTGGAGTTATAATTTCAATGGTGGAGAGTCTGAGATTCTAACTCAGGTAGGCATGGCCGACGGTTTTACAGACCGCTGCGTTTGAACACTTCGCTAGCTCTCCATTTTTGGCGCATACCTCAGATTATACTCGCTACGCTGAGACTTCTCTGCTCATGATACAGAGCGTGCTAATTACGACTAATATGCTCACTCCATAGCCATCATCAATTATAATAGCGAATAAATACGTCTATCTATTACCATTATAACTTTATTAGGCTATCGCACGCATAGTGGGTGACGGTTGCTAGGTTCTCCCACCATTCCTCTGCTCCGTGCCGTCTTGGAAGATATACCTATCCGCCACTTACTTATATGCTTTCAGTATATCCAGACTGAGATACCATATAGGTGGGCGGACAGTCGCTAAAATAAAAATCAAAGATTTGACTTTGAGTGAGCCATACAGAACTCGAATCTGTACTGGCGTCTTAGGAGGACACTGTTCTTTCCAATTGAACTAATGGCCCAGTCAAAGTGCTTGATTACTCAAGCGTCTTTGACTATTATAACATATAAAATTTTATATGTCAAACATTTTTTTACTTATCAATACATCCGCACACATAAACATACGAATCGTTGACGTGAGGAAAAGTATAAATATAAGTTCCAATAGAACCACGCCAACGCAATCCAAAGCCAATATTAGGAGCCTTGATTGCGGCAGCATACTCAGCTACCTGCTTGAGCTGGTCACTAGGAACACCGATAATCTCAGGGTGCGGTTCAGTGGCACTATTATAAAACACTGCGTCAAGATTTTCTACTACTGACTTTGCCATACAATTATCAGTTACATCACTAAAGAAGTCATAATCATTTTTATTTTTTGACCAATGAATAAGTTCTTTTTTGCCATCCGTCTCAGAGATGTAAAATTCATCTGAAACAAGAATCTTAGAAAACAACGTATCCTCTACAGTATAAATCTTATCTTTATCAAGCATACCCTTAGTATCATAAGGAAAAACGACACCATGGCAAGTATCAGTCACATAAATCTTATTATTATAGAACAATGGAGAACGTAGCAGAATATGAACATTGTTCTTATTGGCCGCAAACGCCATCGTTGCTTTCATAATCTTACCATCAATAGAATTAGGAAACTTGCCCATACGTTTTCTTCTCTAAAACAACTGCTCCATCGCGAAACCATCATCAGTTGTATAATAAATCTTCCTAATACCCTTATCAATAATCGCCTGCCGGCACGCTTGGCATGGCATTGCTAAACCTCTGTTGAAACGCTTTCCAGGAGAGATTCGATAAATATAGATAGAACATTGCGTAAAGTCAATGTTATTCTCAACGCATTTAGGAATATTTACCAAACAACTAATCTCACTGTGAAGCGAATTTCTTACCGGTTTTTTACTAGAATTGAAATGACGATACTTATTATATTTCTTCTGCATTGGATGAGTGCGATTTGTGTTATATCCAGTAGAGATAACACGTCCTTTGTATACAAGGACCGCACCTAGATGAAAGTTTTTGAAATCTGATTGCTCGGCAACCTTACGCGCCATATCAAAAAACTTATAATCCTTCTTCGTCAAATGACTACCCATTTCAAAACTCCTTTTGCTTTCTCAGTGATATTATTATATCACTTTGAATTGCTAGGAGTCAAGAATGTTTTTATCACTTGCAATCATTTCTTCAATTTGCTCAAGAATGTTGTATTTCTTTTCGAAATCAGCAAGAATAGGCGTAGAAGGAAATCCTTTGATATATCGCTCTGCGGTATATTCATAATCGTAGAAATATGTGCTCCAAGGATTGATAGGACTAAATTCAGCATACTCCTCTTTTAGCTGAAAACTATCTCGTGCGGCAAATGAGTTACAAGTAGGATAGTCGGTATCATACACGTGACATGCGTTGTATCCCCTTTGCGGGAACCATCTTGCCCATTTACTCAGTTTCAAATATTCTTCTACAGACATGTTGTAGACTTTTGGCCCCCACTTTCTCCATCTCTCAACTCCAGTAGAAGAAAGAGAGTTGCGGCCAATGCGCTTATATTCTTGAAACGGAATTCCGCAACAACTGACAATGATAATATCATCATCAATAAATTCATAATCAAACTTAGGCTTATGACATATGACAACATATTCCCGCACTTGTGCATTATTCATGAAACTGATAGTGTCTTCATTTTTATAAATACTCACACCATCATTATCTCGATATACTTCAACCGTAAACATTGAATCTCCTAAATACAAAAAGGAAATACCGCTTTGTCACTCAATACTTTGAAATCACTAAAGCTAGAATTATTCATGATGTACTTCAAATCATCTAAATCTTGAATCATTGATACTGCGCGGCTTCCTGGCTTTCCATCAATAGTAAATGAACATAACCAATACGTATCATATACATCTAAATCCCGCATACAATTACTTTTTTCTACTGGATAAAGAATGGATACACAGTCTGCTTGCTGTATACCTTGAAATCAACATTGCGGCTATCTGCCATCTGTGCTCGGAACCATACATCATCCAAGTCTGGCAAGACATAAGCATAATACTTGCCAGTATAAGAATCCATAAATGAATAATGCCACACAGTATCATATACATACAAATCTCGCGGCCTATAATTATCCAAGGCGATACCTCCTGCTATACTCAGCCATGATAACACTTGCGCAACATGATACATTCATGCTTCTAACAGAACCGTATTGCCGCACATAAATCATTTCATTTGCCATCTTTACTGCTTCTTCTGGAAGACCATCACCCTCATTTCCAAATACGAAAGCAGACTTAGGAGGATAAACTACATCAAGATAATTCTTAGGCTCAGTACCTTCTGTATTATCTACAGCATAGATAGTATATCCATCCTCATGAAGCTTATCATATACCTCTTGGAAAGTATCTGCATGAAAAACTTTTTCATAATGACGCGCTCCGACATCTCCCCGATGGTCTAAACGCCTGCGGCCAACCACATACACGCACTTGCCAAGGAAAGCGTTATTAGAACGAATCACAGATGCGATATTAGTATTATAATCAAGATTGTGACAAATACAAACCATGTCAGTACGATTGGGGTCAAGGTCCGCACGAATCTCTTCCTGTTGCCACATCTTGAAACGTCTAATAACATTCTCTCGACCAGAAGGGCACTTGTTTTGTCCATAAGAGTATTGAGTAATCATTCTTATTCCTTACCAAATAGTCAGCATAGAACGGAAAGCAAGTTCGTGTTTGCTCTCCCCATCTCCAAGATAAGTAGTCTCGAACGGAGTGTGCGGGAATACGTTATTCCATTCTTTCAAGAAATCAGCGCCGAAGTCACTATCAAACTCATGCCACGACATCTTATTAGGGAGAGGAAAACCGATAAACCAATCATCATCATAGTAGCAATTGAGCATACGGATAAAATCCTCGTGTTCCTCAGTAAAATCATAGAAAAAAAATCTATCATCTTCAGGACAATCCGCAGGCTTCTCTCGCAGAATCAGCTCATGTAGTTCTTCTGGCTCAATCAGAATACCAAAGCCAAACATAGAATCATAATCAATACTCATACTAATTTCCTTTCCTCTTGGTATATTTATATTATACCATAAAAAAAAGAACCCGCAAAGGGTTCTTTTTTATTGAAGCTTTATTGATTTTCTTTTTCTAAATAATCATATAAATCCTCAGCTGTCCGCATATAACGAATAGTCGGGTCTTTTGCGCCATAACTATAACAGCAGTCTAGCGTTCCAAATTTAGTATCATGAACCCACCAATAAATCCATCCGCCATCATCATTAGTAATAATAGAAAGCAAGTCAATAATGTAATCTATATTAGCATAAGTATAGAAGTCATATGGTAAATCAAGCCTTTTATACTTGCGGTTTAGTTCTTTTACATCTTGCTCATAATTTTCAACATCTTCCAAGTGCTGAAGAATCTCTAGGAATAATGGTTTAGAAATTTTCAATGTCATACTTATTGTCCAATACTAATCTTGCGCGGATTCTTTTGCTTCTTCTTCTTGCCTTGAAGAAGCCACTTCACATCTTCCTTTGGATGCGTTTCAAGCCACTTATCATACTCTTCTTGAGTAAAGCAAGACACCAGTTCAGGAATGCCAGCTTGAATCTCTTTCTTCATATAAGCTCGCTCTTGACGACCGCAGCAATCATCAGGAAGATTTTCACCAGTCATCTTCTCATATAGAAGATTCCAATTATAACGACTATTCTTGCGGGAATACTGACCAACCTCAGTCGTGAAACCGCATGAATAACACTTAGAATACCACTTATTATGCTTTTTGAAACCATTTACATTATGCTCACCACAGTTAGGACAAGATGCCATTCGCATTATTTGTTTCCTTTCTATTGGATTATCGTATAAACATCGCTGTCAACTTTGCTGACACCGGTATAAAGAAAGCTTTTCGCTTTCTTTATACCATTATAGCATAAAAAAATAGACCCGTCAAGCGGGTCTATTAGTAGCTACTTGATATTGATTAGAGGACTAGAACCATCAGGAACAATGGTAAGATTATCAGCCTTAGAAAGCATATCAATATACTTGCTGGTTAGAACTTCATTGCTTAGGGATTCCGCAAGCACTCGGTTAGCATCTGCTTCACCTTGAGCATCCACAACCTTTTGTTGTGCATTGACCTTAGCAATCTCCAAATTGTTCTCAGCCGTGGTCTTTCCGATTTCCGCAGCAGTAGCTTCTGCGTACTTAGTCTTGATACTATCAGGATAAACAACATTCTGAATAGATACCTGCTCTACATTTAGGCCATAAGCCTTCCACTTCTCAGTTAGAGCTTCTTGAACTGCCTTGGTAAAATCTCCACGAGCAGTAAGAATTGAGATAGTATCAAATTGTCCACTTACCTCACGAGGAATTGCGCGAATATCTACAGCACATACGCTCTTTACAAAATTCTCTTGAGTACCATAGTCCTCATATAGGTCTTGTGCGGCCTGTGGGTCAAGACTATAATTTACCTGAACATCAGCAACACAGCTAGTACCTGAAGAATCGTTCAGTGTAATAGCAGAGCCGTTTGCGGACCCTCCTTCAAACTGGTCTTTCTCTGAATCACCCATGAAGCTTAGTACGTTGTTACGAACGTCATAGGTAATTGTCTTTTGCCATGGAGCCTTGAGATGGAAGCCAGCATCAGTACTGATTCCCGCGACAGAGCCACCAAGGTTGCGGATTACATTGACCTCACCAACTCCTTGCGCAAAAAGGACAGATGGAACAAATGCGACCAAAGCAGCCGCTAACATTATCCCTACTGCAAAAAGCCCAGATGACTTCTTTTGCCTAATTGTCAAGACGAGTCCAATAAGCGCACAGATAAAGAAAATAATTGAAACGACAAAAAATGCCATACACTATCTTTCACTACTGGATTGCCTTATGGATATATTATAACATAAGAAAAAAGGATATGTCAATAAACATATCCTTTATATACTACATCTTTGTTGCAATAATTTCTTGCGGGTCATTGGCAAACAAATCAAGAATCCCATCGTCAACAATAAAGTTCACAAGACTGGTTTCATATCCACCGAGATGTCGCGCTAAATAATCTTGTATCTCTGGCTTATGAAAATTCTTCTTGAGATTATTTAGATTGATTTCAGCCGTTACATTGACTTTTACAGTATCACTCATTAGAAAATCCATTCCTCTCTCAAAGTATATTCTTCGCACATTACTTGTGGCGTACTGATTCCATTATAAATATTCTCATTACATTTGCCACATACATCAAGAACCATATTATCTTCACACATTTGATTATATAAATCTTCTGATTGTCGAAACATCATAATAGCTACTCCATTAGGTAGAGTAATCTTGATTGTATCTTTATTCTTCCCCATCAGTTGAATCATAGATGGGTGTAAAGCAATGTCATGAATTTCAACGAAAGATTCTGGTACGTTCTGACCATAGATATTCAGATTAGCAATATCAATAATTCGTTTTGTATCTACAGTTCCAGGAGTCCAAGAATAATCAATCCAGTAGACAGGAGTAAAAGAAACATCTTTGTATACTTCGTTAGTAGCTTCAATAAACTTCTCTTCGTTTGAAGCGTTCATCATTGATCCGAACGCTCCACCGTGGCCCTGTGCATAGTCAACTAGTCCAGTATCTTCACACACTTGCCGCATATCTTCAATTTCACAGTTAGAGTAGTTGCGGCCAGAACCTTTTAGTTTTTTTACGCCATCTTCTTCCACTTCGCGCAGTACAAGAGTGGGATGTTGATATTGTGCTTGAATCTTATTTGCGGCCAAACCAACAATAGATGGAGCAATATCATCTGGCCCGCACTTACATAAAATAATAGCATTATCAGTAAGATTCTCTTCTTCAATCTGCTTCTCAAGAAAGTCCATTGCTTCATTTTGAAGTTGAGTTTGCCTACGCTTCACTCGTTCCGCGATAGTGATGGCTTCTTCCCACCAATATACTTCTTCACCTTTATGACCTCTCTTGGAAGAAGGAACTTTTTGACAGCAACAATCATCAAGCAATGCCTTTACAACAAATTCTAATTCTTCTTGAGTGCCACTTCTAAAGCAACAATTGATATATGGAGTAATATAAAATGCCCAAGATAAATAATTCAATCCATTCATTTTATCAATAGAATATTTATGCGCTTCTGCCATATTCTTTAGAAATTTATTTTCTAAGTTAGCAATACCTAAATTAGAAACAGCTTTAGTTTCTAGTTCGCGTGAATCCATCATATCTGATATTACTCCACAAGCGCATAAATCCAATAGAGATGTAGAAACAGAATGATTATTGTCATAGTATAGGTCTTCTATTGCACGACACACTTGCCATGTAACCCCTGCGCCACTGAATTGCTTATTAGGATAATCGCACAATTGATTATTTACAACATACGCATATTGTGATTCATACTCTGCTTCATGATGGTCGGTGATTACGACTGGCAAATATACACTCAAATATTCTAAGTCTGAATAATCATTGCTAGCCGCGTCTGGAATCCACAATAAATTATATTTATATTTGATTGAATCTAAATCTAAATCACTCAAGCCATGTACTTTTGTCTCATGGAAAATTAGTTCTTTTTCACACGAAGCACCAATTCTGTGCAGAAAATTGTACGCTAAAGATGCACTCGACGCCCCATCTGGGTCCGCATCCACTAAGATTCCTACACACTTATCTGGTTTTGTGGAAATATCATAGATTACTTTAGCGGCTTTATCTGCGTTTTTTAGTAAACGCCAATCATTGATATTACCCCAACCCGCATTCAACCATTCTTCTTGTTTCTCTACCGGGATACCTCTATTATAAAGAATTTGCTGCTGAGCATTTAGAGAATAATCAGGCTCATTATATAGTTTACACTTTATTTTCCTCACCCCTAGTCATCTCTCGACACAAAATAGGAACAAAATCTACCACCATAATATGCTTTCATATTAGATAACATTTTATCCTTTACTTCGCATCTTCTATAATCACGTAATAGTAATTGGTCTGTCTCTATCTTGTTGTATTTACAATACCTACATTTAGGATGTTTCTTACGATAATTTAGCACTGTAGAATCCATTATATCACACTTTTCATATACCGTCTATTCTTGAATAAAGTCAAGAATACTTCTTTGCCCCTATCTGTCGGAGATTCTTTTTCTCCCAATAGACCTAAAGTATCTATAATAAAAGATAGATTACATTGCGAACCATATTTCTTATTTATGCGGCCCATTTTTTCAACAAATGTGGCATATCTTTCATCATTTGTATCTGTATAATCTTTATCGAATGCTATTACAATTTCTTTTGCGCCATATAGTTGCAATGATTCAAATTGATAGCGAGACAATGAAGACCCGCATACTGCCACAGCTAATGAATTTTCAATTCCAAAGAAAGTAGAATATGCCAAAGCACTTTTCTCGCTCTCAAACACAATAGCAAGTCCCGCACGTCTAATATTCTCTTTAGACTTATTTAGATTGTATAAGGCAAAAGCTAGTGCATGATTATATTGCTTCTTATTATGATACCATGGCCTATACTTACCATACACTTCATTCTCTTGGATAATAGTGCGCTGCCTGATGCCAATACATCTATCATCTTCATCATAATGCGGAATTATAATACTTCCACTTATAGGGTCGTATCTAATGTTCATTTCTTTACATACTTCGTAAGAAATATATGCATCTTCAAATGGGGCTATTCTTGGTTGTGGATAATGCGCGATGACATTATCATCATATTCCTTTAGATGAATACGATTTAGTTTTATATCTTCTGATTGAATCTCTTCAATCTTACCAGTGCGGTCAAAAATTTTCCAATCATCAAGTGAAGAATAGTCTATATCTGCTTCATCTAATTTATATTGTAAATTGAAATAATTTACTAAAAAATAGATGGCCGCATTGAAATCTACTCCTTTTACCTTCTGGACCAATTCAATAACATCAAATGAGCCGCAATGAGTGTAACAGTGAAACATCATGTTTTCACTATAGAAATATAATTTATTTGATTCTCCATTGTGACAAATAGTCTGCGCCACAAGATAATCGCCATAGTCTTTTGGATTGGCCCCAAAAAATTCAAGGAGGTCATATACATCATCAATAGTAAGATTATCTTTTACATCTTCTTTTGAATATGACATATGACCTCCTCTAATGAATATCAATATCAACTAAATCAAGATTATAATTAGTTGCGAATAACGTCTTATATCTACACGTTCCCTTATCTGCCTGCATCCATAAGATGATACGGTTATGTTCACCTCTACGATTCTTATACACCGATAATTTGATATTAGGAGTACCAAGCCCTGGATAATTTGATAATAATACATCCAAATCATCGAGGTCTTGCGGTGTTGTGTCAACCATAATCATGCCAACATCAACACGGTTGGCGATTGCTTTTGCGCCAGCTAGTATATTCTGGTCAAGAATTTTTTCGTTCTTATAGCCGCTATTCAATTGCGTAGCTGACATAATGAAAATTCCAAACTGACAAGCAATATCTTTCAATTTTGACGATAGAAGATATAATACCTGGTCCTCCCTGATGCGCATTCCGCCAGAAGCCTTTGTCACTTCCTCAATAATCTTCATACTAGTTGCGATATAATCTACAAAACACATTTGAGCTTTGTGTACACGAAGATTACGTTTGATACAATTCTCAATATCTTTCATTGAATAATCAGGAAAATATTCAATATATAATTCTGATTCTTTCAATACTTTCATCGCATGCGCAACTCGTTCGGCTTCAATTGCGTCATATTCATTACGAATAATTTTATTTTCATTCACGCCAGATAAAAAAGCGATTGCCATCGTTTGTAATTCTTCTTTATCTAACTCTACAGAAATAAAAACAGTTGGACATTTCACTCCAAGTGAAACCCAACCATCCTTATCATCTTTATAATATTCTCCACAAGCAAGCCAGCATGCGTCAGCCATCATACTACGCGATTTCGTTTGTTACCCTATAGGCTTTTTATCCTATAGCTCTTACGGTTTCCCGCAAGTCCAGCATATCTTTTCACCCTGCTTAGCAGGGGTTGGAGTCTCTTGGATAGATTATATTCCGCATTGCGGGTTCACTATCTATGCGTTGCGGCTGGATTATATATTATTATAATCCTTCACCTCTGATTACCTTATCCTATTGGACTTAGGTTTCCAGATTTTTCCTCCAATAGTAAGATGATAATTACTTATCACCACGGCAAATAATTTACCTACGCCTGTCGCGGCTGAACGAATATAAAAACAGCCCATACGAGCGCCCATGACAACTTCATTTGTGTATGGGTCAAATAATGGATTGCCAACGATTGGCTTTTCTTGAAGATTCTTCATCATCTTATCGATGCCATCACCGATTTGACATGATTCATCAATATCATTGTCAACTATCATCTCGCGCACTCGCAGCACACGATTATCAATAGCATCAGCAATATCTTTCAATGCCATGTCATCTAATCGTTGACTTTGTTCTTGTTTCAAATCCAAATCAACAATATTATCTGGGTCATAAATCCAAGAGACATCTAATCCAATATCATCATACGTGCGGAGCAATGTCATTTTCTTCATTCTATCATAGTAATATCTAAAGTTCATAACATCTGCTTCAATAAAAGCTTTATGAAGCCATTCCGCGCCTTTATTTGCTTTATATATTCCCCAACTTTTTTCCTTTGGCCGCAAAAAATCTTCAATAACTCTTGTATTCAATTTCTCTGCGCCCATGAAATGGAGATTATAAACAGCTCCAAAAATTACTCTATGAAAGTCATTGTCAAAATCTTCTTCTCTAAAACTATATTCCCCGGTATCATCCAATAGAGATGGATTGTTCAAGACGTTTCCGATAACCTGAATAACAGAAGAACTATCATAATATTTACTAGACATAGCTCTCCTAATCTAACTTGAAATAAACCGCCCTGCGCGGTTTGATTATACGTTCTTTTATTTTACAAGGCGGACTTAGTTTTTCTTTATTATCTAACATCTTTTTGACTTTTTCTTCTGGAACCTTACCAAAATTGATACAAAGCTTTTGCTTTCTCTCAAAATAATTCTGCGCATCTTGATAAATATATTCTACAATTCCGATTCCGCCATAGGCTTCTTTTGGGTCATGTTTTTGAACATCATACCAATAATCTAAAGCCTGTAGAATACCTTTGAGAGTTCGGCCTTCCTTCAAATTTTCTTTTATCTGATTATCAACACGTGACTTTACATAATCTTGTCCGCATAATTCTTTTACCTTCTGATGGATTTGTTCTCTCTCAGAAGTTTCTTTCTTCTCTTTTTTATAAAAAGATTCTTCGCATTCATCATGACAATATCGTTGATTTGCCATTTGATGCCAAAGAAATTCTGTATTGCGGTCAATCATCTCTCCGCAATAATAACACTTTACTGGCCTTAGTTTATTAGCCATATTATTTGCTTTCTGTCTTGGCTAACCATTCCTTCATATGGAGTCCATTCTTTTCATTCCAATTCATCTTGGCGTTACGTTCTGCGGCCTTGGCTGTCTTTCCATCACCATAACTCACCCAATCACAATCATCACACCATACTTGACAAGACCAAATGTTTCCTCCAATATGAACTGGGTCACAAATTGTTGGATTACCTTGGCACTTAGGGCATTTATTTAGAATATCCATACATTCTCCTTTCTTCCTATCTATTATAACATATCTCAACATTGTATGTCAAATGAAAAAAGACCGCCTTTATACAAGACGGTCTATCACAGGAAACTTAGGATATAATTTTCTTCAATTGAAATACAATATGCGGGATTTGGTACACATACCAAGCAACATAAAACTATTGAAATAATAAAATAAAGCAGATTCTTTTTCACCTACTTTCTCCTTTCAAACAAAAAAGGACCATCCATAAAGGATAGTCCTTTGAACATACTATGGCGGAGACACAGGATTACGATTCCTATAGCTATTACTAGCTACGCTTTGCTTAGCAGGCAAGCCTAACTCCCCGTTAGTTGTCATCTCCATGGTGGGCCGTAGTGGTTACGCTCCACTCCCTGGCGCTTATAAGGCACCTGCCCCGCTACTGTGCTAACGGCCCATTTTTTTCAAACTTAGGATGAATCATCCACTGTGCGCACCTATCGTCATCATCAACTTTAGGCCGCACAGTTAGAACATCATATCCAATTCCAATTACAGTAGGAGGATTGAAATAACATTCTCCTCTTACTTTATAAATACAATACTTACATATCTTGTTCTGCTTCATCAATCTGCCTACAAATTTCATCAAGGTCTACTGGACGATAATTATTTGTATCAACGCCTACGTGGAAAGAACGTGTCTCTTTATCATATCCAGTAGGAGCATTATCATGAACGTGACCATACAAAAGGTATTCGTCATTTGCCAAATCTAAATACTTCACATCTTCTGGATTATGCGTAATTAGAAAAGCCTTTCCATTGTAGTAAATAGTAGCAGTTTCATCGTGTATTTCATTGAAATACTTTTCAAGCAGCTTATGACGCTTACCCTTGTCATGATTTCCCGAACGTAGAATACTATACTTGCCCATACAAAGACGCGGCATATACTTGTCAATATTTTCAATTTGTCCCATGAAACAATCGCCCAAAACAATAGTGGTATCATCGGGCTTGACACATTCATTCCAATTTTTGATAAGCGCTTCATTCATATGATTTACGTCAGAAAAAGGACGAGAACAATACTCTAAAATTCGAGAATGTCCTATGTGCCAATCGCTACTTACCCAAATAGTCATATTATCTTCTTTCGCAACACCGGAATGGGCTGTGCTCCTTACGACATTTATAATTATATCATATCAATGAAGCTTCTGTCAACTAAAAAATTTTCTTATGCGGATTTTCCAGTAGAGTAGAATCAAATACATAAATACCGCTATTGTTATAATCAATATATCGAGTTTTCTGCCAATTTCGTGTGCGGAAAATCGTACAAAATAATTCAATCAGTGCTCTCATATTTAGTTTCTTTCTCTTGGGATAAAAAATGTGCCCTAACAGAGTGAACTATTAGGGCTTGGTGAGGAAGGAGGTGATAAAAAGTGCGGAAATCTTAGTTACCGAGAGTCTTATATCAAAAATTTCCGAAGTATCGGCAACTCTATCACGCACTAAAATAATACTGGGAAATACTAAGACGAGTAATTGTTTTTATAGTCTCTAAATATATAATGTAGAAGTAACTCGTCTTCAATCACCAGTTTTATTATTACTAGCGCATTTGCCCTACGGGCTATGCTAGCGCATTTCAGGTCGTAAATTTTGACCACCTGTAAACATTTTTCTTACTTTATCAAAACATTTATCACACATAATAAATTCAGTCTCTTTTGCGCGATAAATAACAGGTACAACATGCGGAGTATCTTCAATCGGATTCCCGCACACTTCACAAAACTTTTTCAAAATAAATCCTTACCAAGATACAATATAGGTAAACTTTACATTCCAAGACAAATCTGATTTATCGTGACACTTACCTTTAGCATCAACATAAATGTTGTCAAGGACAACTTCAAGGATATTCCTTGTATCTTCCAAAGCATCCCAGAAAGATTTTTGTCTACCTAGACGATACGACCACTCTTGCGGGAAAAGTTTATAATCTCTTTCTTCAAGAGCGCGACAGACATTGCCGTATAATTTATATAAAGCAAGGCCATCAACATTATATATACCGCACCCGTCTTTATATTCTTCAGTATTTATCTCAAACCAGTTGTTGATTTCACGTTGATTATGCCAATAACCAATCATGCCGTTTGACCAGCAATTCTGATAAAGAGTATCATCATTTCGATAAAGTTCTTGCGCAATAGCTTGACTAATTTCTTTAGAATTACAAAAAAGATACATGTCACTCATTGCTTTTCCTCTCTCTTGGATTGTATATTTATTATACCACATACAAATCCAGGAGTCAAAAGAAAACGGGGCATATCAAACTATTTATGTAAGATATACCCCTCTGTGCGGCTAAACGTCAATCCATTCAATAATGACTCTATTGTTAGCAAAACGCATTATATGTGCTACTTCAATGAATCTATCTCCATCCATGCGATAGAATTTATTATCATCACCTTGATAAATCTCAGCATCGTTGTCATTGCAAATAAAATTCATTGTAACTGTTTCCATATAATGCTCCCGTCATTATTTCATGGATACTAATAGTAAATGGTGGCGGCTACGGGTAACGCTCCCGCTTATTCTGACTTATGAGGCCAGTAAGATACTATACCTTCCAACCGCGATATACCGGAAAAACGTATTAGGCTTTTCCAGAGGACAGCATCTACGCACGGTAGAGCTGTAGTAAACTAATGGTCGCGAGATGACAGAATCGAACTGTCTTTGACTAGCTTATGAGACTAGCGAGATACCTTACCTCCCATCCGCAATATGATTCCGCATGAACGTAACGCTCGCTCTTTTTTGGGTTACAAATCCAACGTAATAACTTTTATACTAATGCGGAATATGTTCAGTGTTATACTGAATGATGTATAAAACAGATAATAACATTTATATATCATTCAATATAAAGCGCTTTTTCCTAACGAGAAGCGCATAACTCGCGACCTAATATATTGCATGCATAAATTAGGCACCTTTTCGATTCAGTTTTTAGAGATTCTGAAAAACTCGAATAAAGCATTTGAACTATGTTCTTATGTCTCCGTCAATCGCCGGTGTTCTTCTTTACGTGTAGTTCTATTTTAGGAAATAGCACACGTGGGCCATCCATGCCCCACTGTTTCATCTTTATAGTCTCGCGGCAAGGGGTTTCGCAAAGACTATCTTATTATATCATATAAAATTTCATATGTCTATAATAAAGATTTGACCTATAAATCTTCAATTCCCTCAAAAAACGCTTTCTTGATTTTCTCAGCGAATTGAGCCTTAGTGCCTTTTCGAGAGACAGTAAATTCATCACAAATTTCACTTATCTCTTCATAGACATTGAGAACTTGATTATGAAGTTCAGAATACCAACGCTCATAATCATCTACATCATCCTTATGAACATAGAATCCTCTATCTATATCCTCTTTTTCAGGAAAGATGCTATAAGCAATCTCGTCATAATCCAGGCCATTAGAAGAGAGATAATCCTTGAGCGTGTCTTCGCTATAAATCAGTGTACCATCTTTTGCGGTCATTACGTTCATATTGATTACCTCTCTCTCGATTTGATATTTATATTATATCATCTCTAAAAACAGGAGTCAACTAAATAAAAGAAATTGGCTTCCATTGATTCTTGGCAGCAGCCTTAGCGCTACTCTTATTGAATTCCTCAGCGTCAATAGGAGTCTTTTTAGACTTCTTCTCATTAGATGAACTAGGCTTGAGTAAGTCAAAAAAGTCAAGACCAAAAGCTGCCTTGATAAGGTCCGCGTAAGGGTCTTCTTCGTCATCTTCTTCTGCATCGCAACAATCACAGCAGCCACAGCTATGGCATTCATCAGAAGCATCTTCATTTTCATACTTTAGCAGTTGTTCCATACGAGCCTTTAGGTCCGCATTTTCCTTTTCAAGCCTTGCGATTGCTTCTTCTTGCGTTTCTTCCTTGCTCTCTGTAGCCTTGGCAAGCTGGTCAATCAACTCGTCAAATACATCCCAAGCAACTTCTTCCATTCCATCGCCGGTTTTCTCAACAGAGAGGTCAAGACCCTCAGTGTCTTTCATATGAAGCCCGCACTCTGCGGAATCGTCTTCGTTGACAACAAGTGAAACGTTTAGATTTAGTCCATAGCTCATTTCTTTTATTCTCCTTTTGGTCCTTTTTACATAATTTCTCTTCCTAAAACAAAGAAAAAGTATCCTTTCGAATACTCTTATATTATACTATATTCTATTTTATGTGTCAATAATTTTTTTAGTACCAACCATGGGATTGCCAGAAGGACATAGCTCCATCCCATCCGCCATAACGATTGTTTACATATTCTTCAGCTACACGGTCTTGATTCTCAGGAGACAAATCACCACCAAGATAAGATACATCTAGCTGATAAGCGCCATAATAACGACCATTAGTAGCAGTATAACTACCGCCACTTTCATGATTGATAATCCATGCCTTAGCGCTCGAAGCGTCACCGGACCAGGTAGATGCCTGCGCGATATTGTTAGCATGGATAGAAGAAGAAGTATTATATCCAGTAGAAGGAGAATTATCTACATAAGATACCGCTGCCTGTACTTGCGCAGCTTGCGCTTCTTCTTGACGTTCAGTTGCCATCGCTTGCCACTCGTCAATCTTTGGAGTAAGAGTATTTAGCTTACCAAAGCTATCACTGCCTTCCAAAGATACAGCTAACTCTTCGATTGCGGCCAATTCTTCTTCATCAAAATAATCAGCGTAATCTGTCGCAATCATGCGCGCGTTATTAGCATATTCCGCACGAGAAATTTGAAGTGCTTCAAACCACTCTTTTAGATTCAAATATCCTTCTTGAGCATAAGTTGCTTTTTCATAAAGAGTAGTATCTACCTTTTGTACTAGCTCAGCTGTATTGTTTGCGGGCTGAACTTCTGCTTCTGCTTCAACAGGATGAATAATATTGTAAAGAACAATACCAACAACAACAGCTAAAGCCGTTAGTAGACAAGCAATAACGATTAGTGCTTTCTTTTTAGTTTTCAATTTGATACCTTTCCAAGACAACACTTATTTATAAGAATAAATAAGATTATTGTTGTCTTTTCTATTCTCTCTTATAAGACTACAAAAAGAAAACAACTGCTAATCATATGTGATTTTTCCTCTATTTACATTATTCAGAATTGCCCACTTTCTCTTCTTCCAGTAAAACAGATGGATTCAGCTGATAGCAAGCATTAGCTTCCATCCATACAAGCGGCAAATCTAGTTTTTCAAATATTTCTTTATAAACCTCTACCTTATTATCATCTTTATCAATCGTAGATAAGAAAGAATTGATTTTGTCGTATTGCTGAATACCCATCTTGATAGAACTATTATTCTTGAATCGTTTGCGAACAATGCCAAGTTTAGCTAGTTTTTGCGCACTTTCATACATGTTTTCGCACTTATTACAAATGCGGCCATGGTCACACTTACGATTACAATTCATACGATATAAGGAATAATCCTGTTGAAGCGTAAGATTGTCTAGTAGATAAGATACATCATCATTGATTTCATTTAGAGGGCCAAGCCATTCTTTTTGTTCAAAGAACACTCTATACAGGACATTGTGCTTGTTCCACGCATATGGCTTGCCGCAATCAAACTCAAAGCAATCAAAATATTTCTTTAGATAATCAATATCATTAGGACGATAAATAATATCATCAGGATTGCTTCCACGAGTTGGAGTTGTCATAGGAATTCTATTTAGAACCGTGCGCATTCCAATATCGTACTTATCACAGATATGACGCACATCATCTAAACAATAACACAAATCATCCGCAATATAAATATCAGTCATTCCAATATTGATAAAACTCTCCAATAGAGAAAAAGAATATACAGGATATTCCATACCTCCAAAGAACTTGATATTATTCTCTTTCATTTCTTTTGCTTTTGGAAAGTCTTGCGCGGTCAGCCGAACGAATACATTATCTGTTACTTTATTGATGATATTTAGATGCGAGATATTGATACCAGATTTGAATTCTAGGTTGATTCTTACATCTGGAAATTGGTCAATAAAATCTAAAAACTTATCTAATTCTTTATCTCGCTTATCATCATATGGAATATTGAACTCAATATCTTTTCGTTCATTCCATTTCAGATTATCCAAGGCAAAAGGAATAGCAATGTTACTCAAAACTAATACGTCCTTCCTTCTCACATTTCTCGCAATTGATGCATGGACCATGTGCTTCATATTTTTGTTCATCAAGATTATTGTATTCTTCAGAACCTTCTGGATATTGTGGGTCCATCAGCTCGCCGCACAACATACAATTAGCACGTCCTGATATGCATAATAAATTACATCCATCTACTGGATTCCTATAACAATAATAGTATGTATCCATATCATTTACTATGTCATTATACATACCATAGGTATATGGAATAATTAGTCCATAGGAGTCTGTTATATCAGGATAATAAAAAGTGCCTTTTCTTGCATCATCTGAATCTTTGATTAGAGTTCGCGTTACATCATCAAAAGGACAAGTCATTTCATAGTCCCATTTTAGATTATTATACACTAAATTTTTGAGTTCGTCAAGTCCCGCAAGCGTCAAATCTTGACACTCATAAGGATATGGCTTCCCTGAGAAGAGAATATCTTGATTCACATAATATAAACTGCGCCATTGCTTATTGTCAATGGTAGGATATTCTTTAGAAAATGGCGTATCACTCTTTAGATACCCTACAACAGCACAATCACTATTCATCATTTCCAAGGTACCGCCGCAATAAGAACCAGTACGCCAAGACATACAACTAGTCCAATCGCAATTATTATCACTCATAGTCATATAATCAATAGGATGAATTGACAATACAAAAGTCCCCTTGATATTGCGAACAGTAGAAATATCACTAATCTTGTTGCGGAAAATTTCAAAATTATTTTCAAAAGGAAAATCAAGAAAATTATTCAGCTTTTTTAGTGCCTTGATAATCTTTGTACCTTGCTTTAGCTTTAGCTCTTTGCCATTAGCTTCAATAAGATAATCTTGCTCAAGATGACCTGCGATAAAATTATTATATAGGAAAAGAGTTTGAATAGAACGTTTAGAAGTCCATTCCATATCACACTTTTCAGTAATCCATCGAGCCAAATAATTGATATATCCACTTTTTAGATTAGTGCTTTTTTCGCCATATACATCCCGCAAGTTTAGTTCAATAGGAGAAAAAATTTTCTCAAGATTAGCGATAAGAATATAGTCTGTCATTTCCACTTCTACTGGAAATTCAATCTTTAGCTTATTTCCAAAAGCACGAAATAGATATTTATTCTTTGCTTCATTCCAATAGGACAAAGATTTCTTCAAGTCTTGCGGCCTAGCTTTGCCTTCAAGGCCAACATTTGTAATCCAATTTTCTATATCAATTTTGTCTTGTTCAGAAAGTAGGTCATATGGCAGCAATATTTTCCTCCAGTGTAAAGAAAGCCCGGTAGTAGTAATACCGGGCTATAAAGTTTTAGTATACTTCAATTTCATCAAGACGATTGATTAGATAACGAGGAAGGTCAACATAATCAACATCAAACTTTTCTAGAACTTCGCCCAATTCTTCTGTAGAGATTGGCTCTTCATACCACTCATGGATATAGTCAATCGCATCATTTACTTGCGACTCAATAATCTCTTCTTCAATTCCAAGGTATACAGGAGAATCCAAAGAGAGTTCGGGAGTAAAATTCATATCCATTTAGCATCGTCCAATCGTGCGGCCATTGCGTACATTATAAGTATCTACACGAACATCATATCCAATAATATCAGGATAGTTGTCAACAACATAACGAAGACACTTAGAAATCCCAACATCACCTGGGCGATATAGGTAAATCTTTTTACGTACCAAATTGCGGCCCCAAGCTTCAGAGATAACAATGACTGTATTTGCTTCTTCTGGGCAAAACACTTCTTTGAGTTCACGCATAACTCTTCCTCTCTCATTTTCTGACAATAATATTATAACGCATTATTATCCAGAAGACAAGTCTAATATTGATAGATGTTCTGCGGACAAAACTCATTACGTACATCAATAACACTAGGCGTGCGACCAGTGTCAAGTACATAATTATATGCAAAGTCCGGCAATTGTTCAGCCATTACATCATCGTCAATTCGCTCCTTGTAATTCTTGATTTCATTAGGATACTTTCCCTTACCAAGCTGGTCTACGATAGAGCGCACGCGCTTCCAATACTTATACCAAGGAAGCTTCACCTTGAACATAAAGTTATTCTTATCTCGAACAACGTATCCTTCAATATGAAGATCAGCAGATTCCTCAACAAGAAAATGTTTCAATTCACTAAAGCTATAAAAATTCCTAATTACAGTCTTGGACATAAGATTGAAACGACGAGCAAAGTTTTCAAGATAATGATAATTCATAGGCTTGAATTCTTGAGTATTATGAATCAAGTCAAGAAGGATAACATGGTCAGTAGGGTACTCGACAATATGCGGGTCATCAAGGCTAATCACCTCAAAGACAGCAGACATATTTTCCTTACACAGCGTCTTAGCAATTTCGCCGCAAGTATATTCTCTAACTCGATTCATGAAGATGCGCTTGAATTCATCAACATACCAACCATCCATACAAGACTTGGTATGAAAATCAAGAACATATTCATCGTCTTCAAAATGAGCAGACAAAATACCCAAGAATCCATTATACTTGAAAGCTACCTCGGCAGGGAATACAAGAGTCTTTCGAAGAGCTTCCCACTCAGTCTCAGGACGTTCGCCTACAGCGAAGAACTTATCATAGGAACGAGCAACAATATCACCCGTATCCTGCGAGATAAATAATCCGCGACTTTTTATAGTACGCGAATTCCACGCTCCATCACGAAAAGTCTTAGAAGTGAAATTGAAACTAGATATGCCATTACCACAATCGCGCTCACGAATACCATTGTCATTACGCAAATCGTCAATAAGAGCCATAGTCATTTCCTTTCTCATTTCGATAATATTATTATACCAAATAAAATAAAAGGTGACAATAAAAATAAAGGCTCACCCTTTTATAGAGTGAGCCTATCCAAAAGAAAGGAACTACTATTAGTAATGATTATTGATATAATCAACAAGAGTATTGCCATTCTCAAGGAATGGAATAAATTCAAATACCTTATCATTCAAGGTAGTTGAATAATGAAACTTATCATTGACAGGGAAACATTGCGTTGAATAATTTCCAAGGTCAAAAGAATAAATCTCAGCGCCATCACAATACTTTCGATATGCTTGCTCAGGATTCTCCCTGATATAATAACGGTCAGTCATTACCTGCATATCAGAAATAATGAAGATGCGGTCATAATGCGTACCACGAAGCTGTTCCATGGCAGGAACAATATCAGTACCATAGCCGCAATTCTCATTGTCGCACATCTTCTCGATAATAGTAAAGACAGTATCAAACTTGCTGAATTCTTTGCGGAGAGCGTTGTTACCAAACTTTACAAAATCAGCGTCTTGAGCGATATAAAGAACTACTGCATAACAAGCGCCAACTTCCTTGATTGTCATAGTAGACTTGAGAGAAATCGTATCTTCCATAGAGCCAGACACATCCAGTAGGACAGCAGACTTTCCATCAATAGGCGGGACATTACAACAAGCAATAAGAAATGCTGTGTTTAGTGCTTCTACAATATCAACATTCGTAGTGCCCATATTCTTATAAGCACAATAAATCTGATAAGGGAATACCTTAGACCTAAGAATCTTTTGCTCATTAGTTAGCTGCGGAATAAGGTGCTCATGAAGCCACTTGACACCATCATAGTAATCCATACCACGGATAGCATCCATGATATTGCGAATATTGCGGATTAGCGCAAGATAACCAAGCTTCTCCTCTTCGACAAGACGAATCCACTCATTGTTCTTTTCTTCTGGAGAAGCAGTAGAAATTACGACTTCCCAGGTATCAGGATTCTCAAGAGTGCCCCTCTTGTACTTATCAATGGCCGCAGAATTAGCATGAGTGATATTGATAAGGTCGAACATATTGTAGTTCTTGTTATTCAGCTTATACTTGCCAATTTGATATTCGTCAAGACCAGAAAGATAATCTCGTGCGCCATTGACCATAGCGTGAGAACGCTTCTGACCGAACTTATCAATGACGGCAAACGTCTCAGCAACATCATCAGGACGATAGAACATATCTCGAATTGCTTGACGCTTTCCCTCAAACTTCTGAGAGTTTACCATAGCACTAACGATGTGGGTCACAGAGCGCATGCCAAGTTCATTACGTGCGAAACTTGCGGCCTTAGCAACAAATTCAGGGCCATGCGCATTGCCAACCTGATTAGTAAGGTCGATAAAGCGAGACATCTGCTGCTGAGAAGATTCATAGAATCCATCTTCCATGTAAGAAGAGAATAGAAAATTCAGCCAATCCTGAGCGGGGTCTTTCTTATAACCCTTACCGCCTTCATAGGTGCGAAGATTCTGCTTAGTAGATTCATTGAACTTAGACATATAAAGCACCTTTCAAAATCGGAAATCTTTATTGAGGATGTACAGCAATCATAGTCTCAATGACAACAACGATGGAATCCTCAATACCATCAACGACTTATAAACAAAAATAAGAATATCGGGAAACGATATGTAAAGAGTATGCGACCAGTGGAGTCGAAAAGACGACAATATAGGAATCGAACCTATCGAAGTAACTTTACATCCATCACCGATATTCCTAATAGAAGCATATTGGTAATATTGATTACTGTATTATTATTACAGCCGCTCTACCAACTGAGATACTACCCATGACACCTCATGAGTAGGTTGGACTCGAACCAACGACTCGCTGTGAATGTCCAATTAGAAGTAACAGCAATCCCAAACACAATATGCTTCTATTAGAATACAGAAATAAAATTTTTCTGATAAAAGCATATTGGAAATAATGAAAACTCTGTAAATAATTGTCTGTGCTCTGCCTTTGAGCTACCTACGCACGTAATCTCTGCGCCTGGACTGGATTCGAACCAGCAACAACAAACCTGTTCATAATTTGAAGTAAGAGTTTTACCAATACACAATATGCTTTTATCAGAAAGCGGGAAGGAAATAATAAGTTTAGTAAAAGAATGGAGGTCACTAAACCAGTTGTATTAGTAGAAGTAACTAAACTTCAATCACTTCCCGCTTGGTATGTTTATATTATAACATGCGGAAAATCATATGTCAAGAAAAATTTTCTACAAAATTACTTTATCTCGCACAATTTCATAGTCATCATAAGTATATTCATACAGACTTACGATTCCAGGAGAATCAAAGAACTCAACCATGGCACAATACTTCTGAAACATCTCCGCAGTATCTTCCCAAGTAATATCTTCGGAATACCAACGTGCGCCATCAATCAATCGTGCAACAATAAAATACTTGTGGTCAAGAATTGTGAGCGCTTCGTTCAGAATAGTTGCCATATCATCAGAAGCCATTGCGATAATAGAAGTCTCAAGTTCGTTCATAAGAATCTCCTTAGCAATCAAATCCACTATAGTCAATCATACGAATGCGGCCCGTGCTATCATAGCCTACATTACCATTGTGGAAATCACGAATTCCATACTTAGAAATAAATTCAAGTAGTCTATCAGTAATGCTTTCGCCATACTGCTCAATGAATACAGAAATCATATCATCATACATGATATATCCATTATTCAAACTCTTTTGTTTACCCTTCTTATATGATTCTTCAGATACAGAAGGGAAGCATTTAGAGGCCGTTAGACCGCAATTCTCGCATATTTCAGACATATATACAGAAATGCCATCAACAGAAAAGAGAAAGTAAGTACCAAAAGCTAAATCCGCAAGTCCATCTTTCTGAAGTAATTCATAAACTTCGCTCTCCTTGCGGCAATAGTCATTTGGTTCATTTTCGCTACTGGCATTTTTATATTCGTCAAAAACAATATCAAAATCGTCAGTTTCTTTGCTATATTTCTCTGTCCATTGACCAAATAAAGGAAGCTTCACAACATAACCTTCAAGTTCACGGAAACCAAAGACAATTTTTGAGCAGCCAAGTTCAAACCAAGAAGCGCCAATTTCCTTTTTTAGTGCGTTATATAGATGATACTGTTCATCATCTTTTTCAAAACCAACTTCATCTTCATCAGAATAAATAAGCGCATCGTAAAGCAACTTTTCGTCAATCATGAGAAAGCGCTTTTGAACAAATTGCTTGGCTTCATCAAAGTTCATATTATTGTCCTTTCCTTGTGACAATAATATTATAACACAAAGAAAGAGTATCTGTAAAATACTTTTTTGTCCAGTAGAAAGAAGTATGATATAATAGTCATCATAAGGAGGATTATTATGTATATTACTTTACGTTGTAATGAATGCGAAAATACTGAATGTAATCTATATCCATGCGGCAAATGGCTAGCCGCAGATGGATTATACGGTTGTACTCGTGAAATTGACGATGATGATTATGCTCAATATATTCACCTATTGGAAGATGTTATCCCATTTATGTATATGAGAACAACCAAAGAATATAAAAATAAAGCCTATAATGAAGTTATAGGCTTTATGAATTATTTATATTCTCGTCCAGTAGGACAGAAATTGGGTAAGAGTGGCAAAGCTGTTATTTGTCGGTAAACTTCCAAGTTTGATACACAGATTCACTGTTGTAATCAATAGGATGATACATGTCAGTGCGCCACACATACACTCGACACCCACCGTGTGGTAAATTTCTGTCATACATAATTTTATATTTTTCGCCTTTTACTAGACCTAGCTCTTTATATAACTCTGCTCTAGGGTTTTTCTTTGGGTCATACCCTCTAAATACTCCGGTACATTCTTTCATATTATCTCCAAAAATTAGAAACTACATTTGGCGCATATGGAATCATTATACCATTATTGAAGCAAGCCCACACAGTACAATTTGGGTCAATCACTGGTTGACCATTTACAATTACTTGCGGGCCATCATACATTAGCTTTACTGGATATTGTTGACCTGCTATAAGGTCAATCTCCATGGCTGGTACAAGATTATTCCAATGCTCATTTGGACCAATATATTCCATTAGCCCTTGCGGATTTCTACTTTACAGCCATCCTTGACGCTGCGTGTTTCAAGAATGTTATTGAGGAAATCTTCTGCTTCCTGTTTAGTTTGAAAAACCTCAGCATCCTTTTTGCTTACGCGCACACCGTTACCATTGAGAGGACGGAATTGCTTATCTTCAGGACGCTTACCATACATATAGTACATATATTCTCCTTATACATCCAACAGAACTCGACACTTATATTTATCAACACTCAATACTTTATCATTAGCATGATTTACACAAGCACCAAATACATTACCAAGATATGCCCAGATTTCTGCGCCATCTTTGTCATATGATTCACTGAGTTTATATACTGCCCAACCATCATTGATTTCTTTTGAATCAATTAGGTTTTGTAATGTTCGCATACTTATTCCTTTCATCGTTATTGTTTTATTATAACATTCCAAGAGAAAGAAGTAAAGTATTTTTCTAGTACACGCGGCTAATGATGTTTTAGTTTATTTTCCATGTCCCATTATCAAACTTTCTTCCATTTTTAGGTGTTGGCCATTGACTATAGGCTTCTAACTTCTTTTTATACTCACAAATTTCTTGTTCTTTTTCATCTTCTCGTGCTTGCCAATCATTTTTAGTGGCGAGAATCCATTTACCGTCGTGTCTCCATCCAAATTCAATTTTGATACCAAGCAAAGATAAAATATTCTTTGCGCCGCACATCAAGTCTAATTGATGGTCATATAGATTTAGATATTCTTCTTTCATTTCTTCTGCGTAAATAATATGTTTTTCATAATAAGTGTTAGCAAGTGTTTGCTGGTCATTCATATATATAAGAATATCTTTCTTTGTCTTTTCAGGCAAAAAATCATAATTGTCAGGATACTCTGACTTTTGGTTGACGTTATAAATTTTCATAGGATTCCTTTCTAAAGTTTTTTCTTATATTATATAATAAAAGTAAAGGGCTGTCAACTATGAACAGCCCTTTACTTTATGCTAGAATCCTAGAAACTTACGCGCTTTGTCGTTAGACATATGATTCATAACTGAAAAGTTGATTGTTGGATTCTTACATTTGCCAACCCATTCATCAGCTTCTTGTAGAATAGATTCTTTCCAGCAGAGCTGTAAAAAGAAGCCAATCATCTTACCATTCTTCTTATTGAATTCATCTACCTCAGCCCAAACACAAGTTTTATTGAGATTCTTAGAGAGTTCAGCTTCAGTGAGATAATGGTCAACAATCCATTGCTCCATTTCTCCTTCTACTGGATTATTCTTTTGTTTGCGGTTTTCCTTTTTGCGCTCATGGTATTCAGACACAATAAACTTACCATAGCGCTCATTACCATATTTATTCTTCCAACCTGGCGCTTTGACTACAACGCCTTCACCAATTTGGTCAGTGTTTTCCAATAAGAATTTATTATTCTTTGCGATATTCTCAATCTGCTCCATGGTTGGATGGTCAAAGATACCAAAAAGTTTTACAAACCATTCTTCCAAATCATACGCCGCGAGCATAGGTCGCCATTCGTCATCAGCAAGATAACGATTGTCAGCATAATCATATACATCAAAGATATACATATGATTCAATGCTTTTCTATCATAAGCTTTGATAGTCCCAAGGAAGGCTCCGATGCCTGCGAATTCACCGTATACAATTAGATTCTCATGATTCTTACAGAAATCACGTAGACGTTTTGCTTCTTCATTATCAGAATGAACCCACTTATAGAATCCTGCGTTATCTTTAGTTTCAGACAACTGACGAGAACGAGAACCGCATTGAATTTCTTTACCATCAAAGAATACTAGAGCTGACGTTCCATCAATTTTTGATGTTACTGAACAGCATGAATTATTTAGAATACCTTCACAATCAGACTTGTTGATGTTTTGAATGTGTGTGTAGCTCATATATTTAGCCATTTTCAATCTTATCTAATAAATATTCTAATGAAATTTTATCATATTCTGTATATGGTATTCTTACCATTTTTATGCCATTATCTTGGCAAAATTTATCTTTTTTCTTGTCATTCTTTTGACATTCTTCTAAAGACTTTTTATTGTGTTGCCATCCAATAAAATGTTGTTCGCCATCATATTCTATACAACAATTATAGTCTGGTAAATAAAAATCAAATTGATATTTATTGTTATTTTCATTTACAAATTTTCAAATGTTTTTTGTGATTCATATTTGATTTTATTTTTTTGAAAAATACCAGCAATAAGAGCTTCGCCCTTACTGTTCAAACATCCACAAGAAGAGACATGTCCAGATAACAATAAATACGTTGTTGCTTTTTTATAATTACCACAATCACATTTACAATACCAACAGGCTCTTCCTTGCTCTTTCCAGTTTTTTGGAGATGGACAAGGGCAAACGACAACTAGTCTTCCAAATCTTTGACCAGATAAATTTTTGAAAGTTTGCATTCTAGATTTTCTTTTATGTAAGCATCCACAACTTTTTGTTAGTTTTGTTCCAACAGAAGAAATTTCTGTAATAAATTCTTTTTTACAAAACGGACAAATAAAAATTCCTTTTCCATCTTTCAATCTTTTTTTGAAATATATGCCGTTTATATAAGTATTCTCAATATATTTTTTTCTCAAAGAAGTGTCTAATCCAAGTTTTTTCATGTATTTTGTCGTAACAGCGTTAGTTGTATGTAACTCTTTAGCGTATTGACTTGTAGTTTTTCCAGGATTATCTAAAATATATTGTGTTATTTCTTTTTCTCTTGACGCTGGCATTTATATTCTCCTTTATTTCAATTTACATCTATTTTTGATGTTGTTGAAACAAGAATTATAATGATTAGACCATAAATTACCTTTCTATTGGAGATTACGTCATATATTATATAACAATATAAAAGAATATGTCAAATAATTTTTATAATTTTTTATTAGTAATTACATGTATATATTTCTTCACTATGTTCAGAAATATATACTAAAAGATAAATATATCTTCACTACGTTCAGATATATTTATTACAATTATACTTGTTCATTTTATTCACAAGTATAATTGTTATATCAATAATATATTATTAGTATTATTATTTATAAGTATATATTATTATATAATTATTATAGGAAACCCCATAGAAAAAATCTGTGATTTATCGTATCACAAAAAATATATTTTGTCAAAATATTTGACAGAAGAAAATGATATGATATAATAGTTTGTAGTTGAAAAAGGAGATTGCTATGTACACAAAAGAGATTACAGTTTTATCAGTTGAAGATTTGCGTTATTTGACACAAGTTGAGATGTTTGGTATTATTGCTTTCGAAGCACGATGCTATCCATCTCTTAGAGATTGTTTGTTTTCACTAATCAATAAGCGTGTTACAAGTTGTGATAGTATTACTGGAAGTATCATGATGAGTAATGATGATTATGAAGTTAGCTTTATTCCTCAGCACGAGCATGGAATGGATATTCTTTTCATTGCTAAAGGCAATCTAAAGTTTTTAGACCATAATAATGATATTGCAGACCATTTTCGTTGTATGTGGGATATTGATACTATTCTTGATAATCTTGAACATTTTGAAGGCGGTGATGAATAGTGATGAAGAGTGGTAAGCTTTTTGTCACTGGTTGAAGACGATAAGCATGGAGAATTTTCAAACATGCTGTCTTACGCAAGGCATCCAGAATTGCGACAGCTTGGGCCGCAAGACGTGATGCTTATTCTTGGTGATTGCGGATTGCCATTTGGTGTAAATGCGCCATGGTACAAGAAGAAATATTATAAGCATGATAAGTATGAAATTGAATGGTGTGCTCAAAAACCTTTTACCTGGATTTTTTTGTGTGGTAATCACGAGGACAGAGACGCTATTGCCGACATGCCTATTGTTGAAAAGTGGGGCGGAAAAGTTCGTCAAATGAAATTTGACAATAAGATATATGACAACATTTTTTATATTGATACTCCGCAGATTCTTGATATTTGCGACAGGCATTGTCTATGTATTCCAGGAGCAAAATCAACAGATATTGACGTTATCCTTGACCCAAATGGTGTAAATTTCAAGGCTAAACTAAAAAAGCTAAAGAAAGATAATACGCCTTTCCGTATCAATCATTGGACTTGGTGGGAAGATGAAGACGTTGATTGTGAAGCTTTATACAACCTACTGGATGTAAATGAAAATCTATACCAGTATTATGACTACATTTTTAGTCATGAAAGTCCTGCTCTGTGGGAATTGAATGGTTACAGTGGTGGTCCTCGCCGCAATACGACAGCTGCGCAAAATTATTTAGAAATATTGAGAAAAAATCTTATGTTTTATAAATGGTTTCATGGTCATCAACATCAAGATTTTGTTTATCCAGAAGATGAAGGTATTACATGTTTATTTCATGCTGTAACTGAATTATAAGAAAGGAATTATATGAAGAAGTATTTTACTGCTGATGACGCTCGTGAAGCCCGCAAGGCATATATTGAGAAGAAGAAGCAAGAAGAGTTTGAGAAAGTCGCTAACACTGAAGAGTTTGATGACATTCTTGACGCAGTTCGTTATCATGCGCTACGAGGTGAAACAAAGTTCAAGATGCTTCCTCGTTCTGTAGAATTCTATCAGCATAAATATGATTCAAAACTAGATATTCCAGAAGAGACAAGGGAGTTTTCTGATGCGGAATACGCAGTCTTTGATGCTCTACGTGAGCTAGGCTATGTTGTAAATTATATTCGTGCGGCTGAAGCTGTTGGTAATATGGGCGTAGTCCTTGAGGGAATGAATCCTATGATGGGTGATGCTCCTCTACGTATTGCTCAATGTGAAATTCTTTGGGGATAATATTTTTCTTTTCATATGAATTTTGAATTGATATAATATTATTGTCAGTTCGAAAGAGAGGAATGAGAATATGACTAAAACGCTTATTGTGATGTGTGGGGTAAGCGGTGGTGGTAAAGCTCAACCGGATACTACTATTATTCCTACTCCTGAAGGAAATAGAACTATTGGGTCAATTGTTCCTGGAGACTATGTATTTGATAGATATGGTAATCCAACAAAAGTTATTGGCGTATATCCTAAAGGGGAATTAGATTGTTATAAAGTTTTTTTGAAAGATGGTCGTTATACATATTGTAATGACGAACATTTGTGGACATATATTACATCAAAAGAGAATTTTAGAACAATTCCATTGAAGGAAATGATAAAAAATGGAGTAAAAAACTCTAGCGGAAATTGGCGTTATCATATTCCTATGAATAAAGCTGTAAAATATTCTCATAAAAATTTTTATATTCATCCTTATATTATTGGTGCTTTTCTTGGTGATGGATGTTGTTTACAACGACAACTTACATTTTCTTCAAATGATGAAGAAATTGTAGCTAAAATTTCTAATCTTTTACCATATGAGAATTACTACAACAAAAATCATAATAATAATTATAATTGGAATTTTTATTTGATGAATCCTTCAAAAAACCAAAAAAAAGTTTTGACAAAAGATATTTTTGATAAATATAAAAATCAATTATGCTGTTATTCTTACGAAAAACGAATACCAGAAGAATATTTTTATGGAGACATTGAGCAAAGATATGAGCTTCTTCGTGGAATGCTAGATACAGACGGTAGCATTGATGAAAATAGTGGTAGATTTAGAGTAAACTTTACAAGTTGTAGTCGGGGACTAATATTAGATTTTATAAAACTATGTAATAGTCTTGGATTTTATTGTGGAAAAATCAAAGAAGATAAACGAGAAAAATATACTAATGGAACATGTTATTCTGTAACTTTGTTATGTTCAAATGAAAGCAAAAAGGATATATTTTATTTATCTCGAAAAAAGAATATAGGAATAAAAGCATCAAAAAAGCACGCTAGAACTAAAACTGATAGAATTCAAATTACAAAAATTGAAAAAATGCCGTATAAAGAATCTATGACGTGTCTATATGTTGATAATGAAGAGCATTTATATCTAACAAATGACTTTATTACAACACATAATACTACGGTTGCTAAAATCATTGAGGAATCTCACAAGGATTGTATCGTTGTGTCTCGTGATAAGATTCGTTTTAGCATGCTCAAGCCTGATGATGATTATTTCAAGTATGAAGATGAAGTTACTCGTGAATTTTACGACCAAATCAATCGTGGCATGAAGAATCATGAGTATGTTATTGCGGATGCTACTCACATTACTCTTGGAAGTCGCAATAAGCTGTTCAACCATCTTTTTATTCCCAAGAATACTCGTGTCATTGGCGTATATCTTGATATGCCTTTGGAGACTTGTTTGAAGCAGAATGCTAAGCGCACTGGTCGAGCATATGTTCCTGAGAATGTTATCAAGAACATGTATCGCAATAAGAGTTATCCTTCTGTCCAGAAGGAGCGCTTCAATGAGGTATATCGTTTGGATAAGGCTGCCTTGGAAGCTGATGATAATTTTTTATCACGAGTATTTGATAAGATGCGTAATCTCTAAAGAAAGGAACAAATAATGGGTGACAAGTATAAGGTTTGTGTAGATGGAAAATTCCTAGGCCATTATGCGGGCCATACGCCGCAAGCTGTTATCAAGAAGGCTTGTGCCGCAAACATGGCATATCATAAGGATTGGATTGAATCCGCAAAGGAGTTTTCTCTAAAGCGTGGTTCTAAGCCTGAGCAGATTGTGAGTGTTGAATAATGTCGCATATTCGTTTTCTAAAGTCTGGTTTTGATAAGGACTTCGGCCATGCTTGGGTAAAGAAATCTTCTCAGTATGGTACTTTCATTGGTCATGCTTATTGCTCACCAGAAGATGCTGACATTGAGAGTGAGTTTGTTGGCTGTACGATTGCTGAATATCGTGCGGATATTGAGATTGCCAATGCTAAGCGTCGTTGTCTGCGGCAGCGTTATCTCGGTATCAAGCATCTGAATAATACTATCTTCAAGAATTGGGAAAGTCGTATCTTTGAAGCACATAATATTGGTCATTATGAAGCACAGGATATGATGCTAGATATGAGGATTCAAGAAGAAGAAAGTAAACGTCTTGCAGATGAAGCATGGTGTGAATGGCAAGAAATGAAAGACAACGAATGGATTTTTATTGAAAACATTTTAGATAGGAAACGTAAATGTAAAAAATAATTTTAGTCCCCATCTGGGGACTTTTTTATTTTATGCATAAACAAAAAATAATATATAATATAAAAAATAGGTGAGGTGTAAAATAAATAAAATAAGGACATGTACAGGTACTTTGATAGAAGACCTTACAGGAAAGACATATAACTATATTACTGTTATATCTTTGACAGATAAGAAGACTAAAAAACGCGGAGGATGGATTTGGAAATGTAAATGCAATTTATGCGGAAAAGAATTTGAATCAACATCTGCAAATATAAAAAGTGGCACAAAAAAATCTTGTGGTTGCTTGAAATATGCAGAAAAAGAAAAATTCGTCAAAGATATTTCTGGACAAAAATTTGGAAAATTGACTGTAATTGAAAAGATGAAAGAAAGGAAACATAGAAAAGTTCAATGGAAATGTATTTGTGATTGTGGAAAAATTTGTATAACTGATGGATGTAGATTACGGCAAGGTAGAGCAAAATCTTGTGGTTGTGAAAAAGAAAAAGCAATGAACAATAGACATACTATTGAAAATTTATCTGGTAAAAAATTTGGAAAATTATTAGTTTTAGATAAGACAAAAAGAGCTTCGTATGGAGCAATATTACGTTTGTGTGAGTGTGAGTGTGGGGAAAAAGTTTGGGTAAATGCACAGAATCTAAAGAAGGGAATAACTAAAAGTTGTGGCAAATGCTTTATTTCTGCCGGTGAAGAAAAAATAAAAAAAATTTTGCAAGATAATAATCTTATTTTTGAACGTCAAAAAAGATTTGATAAATGTCGTAATCCAAAAACAAATTATCCATTACCTTTTGATTTTTATTTATCAGATTATAATTGTTGCATTGAACATGATGGAGAACAACATTTCAAATATACCGGACGTGATTGGAATACAAAAGAAAATTTTGAAGGAACTCAATATAGAGATGGTATAAAAAATAAGTTTTGTGAAGACAATAATATTAGACTTATAAGAATTCCATATACTGATTTCAATAAAATTGATACAGATTATATTTTGAATAGGATAGGAGATAAGGTTGAGGAATAAATATACTGAAGATTCTAGACCGAAAGCGAGAGATTCAAAATAAGTAATTTTTTGAGGGTATACCTATTTTTAGGTATATCCTTTTTTTATTTTACATCCTATTTGAAAAATGATATAATATAGAAATGAAGAAAGGAGTTACATGAATAAATTAGAAATTGAGTCTATTACACCACGAGAACATGTCCAATTACGACCATATGTGTACGCCGGAGATTGTTCTGATGCTACTCAACTAATGATTGAAATTCTTGGAAACAGTATTGATGAATACAATATTGGATATGGCAATACTATTATTGTTAGTGTTGATAATGAAAATCACGTATATTCTATTCAAGATGCTGGGCGCGGTTTCCCTATCAATGAAATGCGGTCAGACGGCGAGACAACGCTTCAAGCATCGTTTGATGTGCTAAATACTAGTGGCAAGTTTAGAGAAGATGGTTCTTATTCCGGTGTATCAATCGGAAAAAACGGCCAGGGTGGAAAAATTTCTAATTTTCTGAGCACTAAACTTGATGTTCTCTCTTGGAGAAATAATGGAAAAGATTCAGAACATGTTTGGTTTGAGAATGGTATCTTTGTAAAACGAGAACTTGAGAATAATGTTCCAAAAACCGCGAGTGGCACTATTGTTATTTTTACTCCTGATGCGAAATATTTTACTTCTCCTACTGTGAATTTACATAAGGTTGAAGAGTTTTGCGATGATATCACTTGTCTTTGTCCTGGACTAAAGATTATTCTAAATGATAAAGAATATTATCATGAAAATGGTATTTCAGATATGCTTGATAAGAATATTGGTGATTCAATTAGCATTATCAAGAGCAATATCTGTAGTGAATTTGAAGATGGTAAGCAAAAGATGGCTTTCGGCATGACGTATACTTCATCATCTTCTTCAAAAATCATTTCATATGTAAATTGCGGACATACTTTATCAGGACCTAATTTTACAGCAATCAAAAGTGGTATTACTCGTGTATTGAATTCTTGGGCAAGAGAAAATGGGTTACTAAAAGAAAAAGATAAAAATCTTGATGGGAATAGCCTACAAGAAGGTTTAGTTTTCGTATCAAATATTACTGCTGAAAATGTAGAATATGATGCTCAAATCAAAACTACAATTACAAAAATTGATACTAGTTTTATTTCTAATTTTACAAAGTATCTTGAAGTATGGCTTGACAATAATCCAGAAGACGCGGCAGCTATTATTGAAAAAGCACTGCTCGCAAAAAAAGCGAGTGATGCGGCCAAACGAGCGCGTGAAGCAGTAAAAAATAAAAAGCGTGTAGCAAACAAAGTAAAAATTCTTCATCCAGACAAACTAAAGGATGCTGAATATCTTGGTGAAAATTCTACTTTGCTCTGCGTAGAAGGATTGTCTGCCGGTGCGTCGATGGCTGTTGCTCGTGATATTGAAAAATACGGAATTTTGATGCTAAGAGGAAAGCTTATCAATGCTTTTTCTAATAAAGATGATAAACTTTTGAAAAACGAAGAAATTCAACTTCTTTTCAAAGCATTGAATATTTCGCCTAATCAACCATATGATTCTTCTAAATTGCGATATGGTAGAGTTGCCATTTGTGTCGATAGCGACAGCGACGGCTTTCACATAGGTTTGTTATTGATGGTCGCATTACAGCACTTTTGCCCGCAATTCATTGAAGAAAAACGTTTATGTTGGCTACGTTCTCCCTTATATATTGTAAAGAATAAAGGGAAAGAATCTTATCATTTTACGGATAAGGAAATGAATGCTGCTAGGCCAAATCTCCCAGCAGGAGTTGAAGTTCAAAGATGTAAGGGATTAGGTTCTTTATCTGCCGAGCAAGCAAGGGATTCTATGTTTGGAGAAAATCAAGTAATGGACGTTCTTGACCCTTCTTGGAATGCTATTGATTTACTTGAAAAACTAATGGGTAATGACGTAAAATACAGGAAAGACTATATCTTCAATAACATTGATTTTAGTGAGGTAAAAGAATAATGTATAATGAAGTATCGTTAGAAAATATTATTGGAGAAAGTTTTTCTCAATATGCTGGCGCAGTTATTCAGTCACGCGCACTTGTTGATGTTCGAGATTGTGTAAAACCTTCTGCTCGACAGGTATATTACTGTATGTATACAGATAAGTTTACACATGATAAACCTTTCAAAAAGACATTGAAAGCTATTGGCTCAAGTATGCGGCTATATATTCATGGCGATATGTCTTGTGAAGGCATTATTATGCGAAGTGGTCAACCTTTTGCTATGCGTTATCCATTAGTAGAAGTAGAAGGTTCTTATGGAAATCTAACAGAAACGGGAAACTGGGCTGCTCCACGTTATACTGCGTCTCGCTTATCTGAGCTAACAAATTATCTTATCAAAGAAACAGATAAATATACAATCGATGAATGGATTGATAATTATGATGATACTGAAAAGTATCCTCGTATGCTATCTAGTCTTGGATTTTACAACATCGTAAATGGCACAAACGGTATTTCCGTTGGTATTGCTTCATCTATTCCGCAGTTCAATATTGTTGAAGTAAATAAGGCACTTGTGAAATTACTAAAGAATCCAGAAGCAGAGTATAAAGAAATTGTATGCTTTCCTGACTTTGCTACTGGAGGAATTATCATAAATGAAGACGAGGTATATGAAAGTCTTGAAAAAGGACAAGGCAAGGGTTGTGTAATTCAAGCAAAGATTTCATATGATAAGAAAGACCATTGCCTTATTGTAGAAGAATTACCATATAGTGTTTATACAAATACTATCTGTAATGAAATTTCTAAATTAGTGGAAGCTGATGATTCCATTGGTATTGTAAATATCAACGATTTGACTGGTGAAAACGTTTGTATAAAAATTTATCTGTCTAAAAAGGCAAATCCAGAAGTGGTGAAAGATATTCTTTATCAAAAGACTTCTCTTCAAAAAACTTATAGTATCAACATGACTATGCTTGAAGATGGCCGTTATCCACGTGTATTTGGATGGAAGAATGCTCTTTTGTCTCATTTGAAGCATGAGAAAAAAGTATATATCAATATGTTTTCACATAAACTAGATGAACTAAAATATCGTCTAAAAATTGTAGATGGTATTATTATCGCTATTGATAAAATTGATGAAGTTATCAATACTATCAAACAGTCTGAATCAACTAGTGCGGCAAATGAAGCGCTATGTTTATTACTCAATATTGATTCCGACCAAGCCAAAGCTATTCTTGATATAAAGTTATCTCGACTAGCTCGCCTTGAAATTGATAAATATACTGAAGAAAAACAAAACCTTGAAAAAGAGATTGAGCATATTTCAAATATTCTAAATTCAGAAGATTTACTAAAAGAAGAAATGATTACTCGATTCAAGGAAGTTGCCAAAAAATTTGGAGACAAGCGCCGCACTCAAGTTATCCAAAAGGAAGTCAAAAAGGAGAAGAGGGTTGCAGGAAAATCTGTCGCAGCTCCAGAACCAATTGTTATTACTTACAACTCTCTTGGATATTTACAGCGTGTGCCCATTGCGCAGTATCGAAATAATGATTTTCCGCACTTCAAAGTAACTACGACAGACAATATTTTGCTGTTTACAAGCGCAGGTAGGTTCTTCCGCATTGCTGCTAGCAGTGTAAAGGAATGCGGCCCAAAGGATAAAGGTACAGCTATTGGTAGTATCATAAAGCTAGAGCCCCAAGAGAAAGTAATTCAAGTATTATCAAATGAATTCAATGAGAAACGTCCATATGTATTTTTTGCGATGGAGAATGGTATCGTAAAGAAGTCAGAAAAGACCGTATTCATGGGTGATACCCGCAACATGAAGGGCCAAGTAGCTGTAAAGACTGATTCAACTGTAGTTGGAATCTTTGAATCTAATGGTGATGATTGTCTACTAAAAACTAATGCGGGATTCCGCATTCGCTTTGACGCAGAAGAAGTACGTGCTAGTGGTAAAACTTCAGTGGGTGTAAAAGGAATTTCTTTATCGGAGAACGATTTTGTGATAGAATGTAAGATAGTTAGTAAAGATACTATTACAAAAACTCCACGTCAAAAGCGTGGCGGGAAGGGAAAACGAGTTGAATAATCCCTATGGAAAATTTGAGGTATATGAGCCGCAACTAGTTCACAAAGCTCCAGATAATGGTTTTGATTCTGAGCTTTATAATCAGCCCATTATCGCTTCTTATAAGAAAGATGGAGCTTACTATAAGCTCTGTAAGTATGAAAATAAGGTGTATCTTTTTTCGCGCACTGTGTCTAAAAAGACTGGCTACTATGCTGAGAAAATTGATAACGTTCCTTGGCTAAAAGAATGGGCCGCAAAATATCTCCCAAATGATTCTTGTATTATCGGTGAGATTTATTATCCAGGAGAAAGTAGTAAAGATGTAGTATCTATTATGGGGTGCTTGCCGGAAAAGGCGCAAGAACGTCAAGACACTAAAGGCAATATTCATTTTTATATTCATGATATTCTACAGTATGCGGGATATGATTATGTAAAAAATGGTATTGAATTCAATAAGCGATTCTATGATATGGTGCGTAAAGTCTTTGAAGGCACTCCGCACCCTTATGAACTAGAATTAGCTACGTATATGGATACAACTGAGAAATATGACCTAGAAGAATTCTTATATAACGCATTGTCCACGGGTGAAGAAGGAGTTGTCTTTCGTTCTGCTTCTGGATTATATCTTCCTGGAAAAAGAAATAAGACGATGTGGAAAGTGAAAGAGCATATTGATAGTCTTGATTTCGTAATCAGGGAACTATTGAAGCCAGAAAAAGAGTATACGGGCAAATGTCTTGAATCTTGGCCTTATTGGATTGCTGATGACTTTGGGAATGAAATGCCTGTAACTAAAGATTATTATGATGGTGTATATAACGCACTGTCTATTGGGCTATATGATTCTGATGGAAAGCTTGTTCCTATTGGACGTGTATCTTCTGGTATTACAGACGAAATGAAAGTAGATATGCGGGATAATCCTGAAAAGTATCTTGGAAAAGTGTGTTCTATCTCTTGTATGTCTGTAGATAAAGAAAAATTATCCGTCAGACATCCTTGTTTCGAATCGATTCACGATGGAAAGAACTGTTTTGAATGTACGATTCAATCTGTTTTTGACATCTAAAAAATAATATAGTATAATAAATATATCGAAACAACGAACGAAAGGATAAATACTATGGCTATGTCTGAAAATGGTAAGATTGTTCTAAAGCATCTACAGGAGAATATTGGTACTGACGAAACTGCGGTAATGATTGCTGAGAAGCTTGGCATGCCAGCTTGTACTGTGAATGGTGTTATTACTATGGCTCTACAGCGTCCTGGTCTAGTAGAGCGAGTTGAGGTTGAAGGCATGGATAAAAAGGTTATTCGCCTAACTCCTGCGGGTAAGGCGTTCAATCCTGACGAAGAGTAAGTAATTGCGGGGCTATCAATAAAAACGATGGCCCCGTTTTTTATTTGACATATAATATTTTTTGCGCTATAATATCCAGTAGAGAAAGAAAGAGGTAGCGCGTTTGAAAAATAAAATTGAAGCAAAAAAAAATAAAATTTGTGTATATGCCATTTGTAAAAATGAAAGTCAATTTGTAGAACGATGGTATGAATCAATGCGGGAAGCCGATTATGTATGCGTATTAGATACAGGCTCCGAAGATGATACCTATGAAAAGCTACAAAGCATTCCCGGTGTTATTTGCGGCCAAGAGGTAGTAACTCCTTGGCGTTTTGATACGGCCCGCAATCTTTCTTTAGACCTAGTGCCGCAAGACGCTAACATTCTAGTTTGTACTGATTTAGATGAAGTATTCGAACCAGGATGGACGCAACCATTACGCGAATATTGGCAAGATGGTGTAGAGCGTGCTATGTATAAATATACATGGTCGCATAACGATGATGGTAGCGAAGGTCGCACGTTCTATTATGATAAAATTCATTCTCGTAATTGGAAATGGCGCTATCCAGTTCATGAAGCATTATATAATATTCATGATGACCGATTAGGGACAGAAGATTGTAATACAATCAATCTATTTGATTTTATTCATTTGCATCATTATCCTGATATGAATAAGTCACGTCTTAGTTATCTTCCTTTATTGGAGCAGCGTAAAAAAGAATATCCAAATGACACCGATGGATTGATTTATTTGGCGCATGAGTATAGTTATCGTGGCTATCGTGAGGAAAGTAATCAACAGCTAAAAGAGATTGTGAATCTTGATATTGATGCTCTTACTAAAGCTAGTTGTTATCTTTTCATGGGTGATAATTACATGCATATGGGTATGCCAAATGAAGCACTAAGGATGTATAATGAAGGTGTGCAATGGGAGAAGACGTATCGAGAATGCTATGTTGGTGCGGCCAAGGCTTGTATGGATTTAGAGATGTATAAGTTGGCCCGCGTATATTTGATTGAAGCTTTGAAAAAGACATATCGTCATTATACGTGGCTTGAGCGTGATATTACGTGGACATATGAGATTTGGGATTTGCTTTGTTTAGTTGAATATTATAGCGATGATGGAGATAAGAAAAAATCATTTATGTATGCGGCCAAAGCACTATCATATCTTCCAGGAGAAAAAAGATTGATTGATAATTTGAAGGAATGTTGCGCCGCAATTGATGATAAGGAACTGATTGATGAGTAAAGTTGAAATTTTAGACGAGACTCCGAGGGAGCCAATTGCCCTAATTGGCAAAATGGCCGGTATTTGCTATGGTTCTGATATTACAAATGATATAAAAAATTATAAGCGAGGATTGGATTGTATCAAGTCTGGTCATTTTCGTGCTGTAGAATTTCCTGATGTTTATATGCGGCTAGATGGTTACAGCGCTCGCGTGATAAGAGAGTTGTATACTCATATTGGTGGTTCCCCGACTCGATTACAGGCATCTACTCGATATATTGATGAAGGACATTTTGATTACTTTATTCCGCACAAGATTTTGGATAATCCAGGCGCGGATGATTATTATAATGATTGTATGCAGACTATTCGAGATACTTATTGGTTGCTAACAGAAAAGTGTGGCATTTCGAAGGAAGATGCTGCTAATGTCCTTCCTCTTGGAATGTATACGACTGTAGCTTGTAAATATAATGCTCGCACTCTAATGACTATGGCTGAGCAACGTCTATGTACTCGTGCTTATCATGAATATCGCGTAATGATGAAGGATATCATCAAGGCTTTGTCTGATTATTCACCAGAATGGCTTACTCTATGTCAACTTCTATTCAAGTGTAAGTGTGATAAAACTGGATATTGTGTTGAGAAATTTTCTTGCGGGAAGTATGAAAAGAAACTTGACTAATAGAAAATAATATATTATAATATAAGCATATTGAATAACGAAATAAAGGAGATTATTATATGAAGAAGCGCTTCACGAACTTTAGCCATGTCGAGGGATTCATTTTTTCTCACACTCTAACTAATCGAGTTTCTAAGGCTGGCGTTCCATTTATCAATGGCAAAATTAGTGTAGCAACTGATGAAGCCGGTACTAATGTTATTGATGTAAATTTTAGTTATGTTACTGAGTATTTTGGTAAGACTGATAAGGTCAATCAATCTTATCAGGTTCTACAGAATATTATTGATAACGCAAAGACTTTTGAAGAGGTTGGCACTGAAGCAACCAAGGTCCGTATTGACGGTTCTGTAGAGACGAATGACTTTGTTACTCGTGAGGGTGAGATGGCTTCTCCAAAGCGGGTAGCTGGTAGCTTCGTTCATATTTTGACTGGTCAGATTTCTGCTAATCCAGCAACGTTTGATGTTGACATGGTAATTAGTTCTGTGGTTGAGCGTGAGCAAGAAGAGATGCCAAATTATCTTGAGCTACGCGGTTATGCTTTTGATTTCCGTGGTACCGCGATTCCTCTAAGTCTGAATGTCCGTACTCAGGCTGCGATTGATTACTTCCTTGGGGAGGATATTTCTCAGAATAATCCTCTATGTTCTGAAATCAAGGGTGAGATTATTTCCACTGTTATTGAGACTTCTTATGAGGAAGAGGGCGCATTTGGTGAGCCTATTGTTCACACAACTCAGCGTAATCTGCGTACTTGGGATGTAAATTTTGCTTCTAAGGAGCCTTATGAGTGGGATGATGAATCTTTCATTACCAAGAAGGAGCTAAAAGAATCTCTCGCAGCTCGTGAGGAATATCTTGCTGGCGTAAAGAAGCGTCATGACGAGTGGATTGCAAATCGAGATGGTGGTCAAAGTTTCGCTGCTTCAGCTCCAAAGAAGGCAGCTGTGGTTGATGACGATGATGATATGGATGATTTTGCTTTTTAGCTAACATAAGCGGATGGAGGGGCCGCAATTATCCCCTCCATTTATATAGAAAATAATTGAGATAAAAGGATAAAGATATGGCAATCAATCTAATGAATATTCAACCTCATAAAGTTTCTCGTGACCTATCAGGCTTTCTTGTGTACATTTTTGGCCCTGGCGGCGTTGGTAAAACGACTCTTGCATCACAAATGGATAGAGCACTTCTGCTTGCAGCAGAGAAAGGTTATAATGCCATTCCTGGCGTAATGGCTCAGGATATTACTTCATGGTCTGAAATGAAGCAAGTTCTTCGTGAGTTGAAAAAGCCAGAAGTAAAACAAACATTCAAGAGTATTTGTGTTGATACTATTGACCTTATGGCTGATTATTGTGAAAAGTATATTTGTAACCGCGAGGGTGTTGAGAAACTAGGCGATATCCCCTGGGGTGGGGGATTCAAAATGATGAAGAAAGAGTTTGAGGACGTTTTCCGCACTATTGCGCAAATGGACTACGCTCTATTTTTTATTTCTCACTCAAAGGACAAGTTATTCAAGCGAGAAGATGGTACTGAATATAATCAGATTGTGCCTTCTCTATCTCCTTCTTATAATGAAATTATCCGTAATATGTGTGATCTCCAAGGATATGCTCACCAGACTCGTCTTGAAAATGGTCGTCCAGAGGTAATGCTAACGCTTCGTTCTATGGATGGTAGCGTTGAGTGTAAATCACGTTTCAAGTACATGGAACCAGAGATTCCGTTCAATTATGAAGCACTTTCTCAAGCATTGCGAGATGCTATTGAGAAAGAAGCTGAAATGAATGATAACAAGTTTATTACTGATGAGCGTGAATCTGTACCTGAGTCTCCTGAGTATGATTTTGATGAACTGATGGCTGAATTCAAGACTCTGGTTGGTCAAATCCAAAAGAACGTTACAAAAGAAGAGTTCAAGACTAAGTGGGCACCAAAGATTACTGAGGTAACTGAGAAGTATCTTGGTGTTGGTAAGAAGGTGAATGATTGTACTGCGAAGCAGTGTGAGCAAATTGTTCTAATTATTGATGACCTAAAAACTATTGTTGGTGAAGGTCTATAAAAAAAGTAGGTCTTTTCTTTATAATTGACAGATATAAAATGTTATAATATAATATAAATAGTAAAAGATTACTCTTTTACAAAGTCCAAGTTGTTTTACGATGTCGCAAATTATGACTATAAACTATCCCCAAATCGTAGTTGTGTTGCTTTCCTTTCAACCGGCTATTCCAGATTTTGGGGTAGCCGGTTTCTTTGTTTGCGGAGAAAGGAAAAATACAATGTATAAAACTGGTTTCTATGGTGGAAAATTTATGCCATTTCACCGTGGACATTTGAATTGTATTCTTCGGGCTGCCTCTCAGTGTGAACATCTTTACGTTGTACTTATGTATAATGGAAGAGAGGAACTTGATATTATACAAAATCAAGATATAAGATTCAATAAAAAGTATCTTACGCCGCACATTCGAGAATTAGCTCTTAGAAAAGAGTTGAATGATTTCCCCAATATTGAAGTAATTGCTTATGACAGTAAGCCAGCCGATGATAGAGCTGAACAAGAGGGGGGCATCCATGGTATTATGAATGCGAAGATATGGTCAACTTGATGGGTAAATTTGATGTTTGCTATTCTAGTGAATCAGAGTATAGCGAATATTTCCGTGAATTTTATCCTTGGGCAGACGCAGTGATTCTTGACGAAGGAAGAGAAGTGGAGCCTATCAGTGGAACAGAATTGAGAAATATGTCGTTTAGTCAAGCTTATCCACACCTTCCAAGAGCATATCAGCAATTAGTCAATAAAACCGTTCTCTTTGTAGGAACATGTTCGTGCGGTAAGACCACTACTGTCCGCAAGCTAGCGAGATATTTCAATACATCTTATTCCGAAGAGCAAGGAAGATTGATTTCAGAAGGATTCAAAAAGATTAGTTCACCAGGCGTTGAATACTATAATCAGTTTATTTGCTCTCAATATATGGATAATATCAAAGCTAAAGAAGATGCTAATATGGTAGCTCTTTTAGACACTGATTCTATTATTACAAATTTTTACGCGGAACTATATGAAGAAAATGGATTGCCTGTGGGAGACGCTTTATCTAAAGAGACTCAATATGATTTGATTCTTTTCTTTGAACCAACAGTTCCTTTTGTGGCAGATGGAATGAGGACGCATAGAGAAGAAGAACAGCGTTGGGATTTGAGTGATAAACTAAAGAAAATGTATACTGATAAATATAACAAGAAAATCAAGATTCTAAATGGAACGTATGAAGAAAATTATATCAACGCTGTCAACTATATCAAGGATATGCTGGAGGAATAAAGATGAAGCAATTTATCAAAAGTTTTGAATGGAACTGGTTTGAACTAACTCTTATTGGAACAGTTTTTATTACAGCACTCTATTTCTTTATCGTAGCAATTCCAGGAGGAGGATGGGTATTATCTTTATTAGACCTTGTGGCCGCAATCACTGGCATTTTTAGTGTTGTATTATGTGCCAAAGGTAAGAAGTCTGGATTTATCTTTGGTCTTGTGAATGTTATCGCTTATAGTATTATTGCTTTCAACAGTCTTTATTTTGGTGAAGTAATGTTGAATGTGCTATTTTATGTCCCAATGAATATCGCTAGCTATTTTCTATGGAAGAATAATCAGAAAACAGATAAGCAAGAAGTTATTTGCCGCGCGTTGAATTGGAAGCAAATTGCAGTAGGAATTGCAGTAATTACTGTTATTACTTTCTTTTATCATTTAGTTCTTGTTTCTCTTGGAGGAGCAATGACCTTACTAGATGGTACTACTACAATTCTTTCTATTGTGGCAACTATTTTGATGGCAACTCGATATAGTGAACAATGGTTATGTTGGATTGTAACTAATGTAATTACTGTCATTATGTGGGTTATTGCGATAAATCCAGTAATGGTAGTCATGTGGTCTGCGTATCTAATCAATGCTTTCTACGGCTATTGGCGTTGGCGCAAGAATAGTAAATAATTATAAAGGCACTTGTCGTTTGACAGGTGCCTTTTTTTATGTTATAATATAAGTATAAAATAATTCTGTATTGAAAGAATAAAAAATGATTTCTGACAATGATAAGAAAAAGCTTGCGGAGATTGATTTGCAAATAGAATTATTGAAAAAGAAGAAAGAATCAATAAATCCATATAGCAATCTCAAAAGTTATAATAATAAAAAATTTGGCGAAGAGTGGAGCGAACCGCATATTATTGATAATTGTCCTATCTTTGAAATAATAGATGGAAAAGGATATGACTTTTATAATAAAAAATTAGGAAGAATTGAAGTAAAATCTTGTAGACTTCCTGCAACAACAGTGAATCAATGTCATCCTAATGATTGCGATTATTTTTTATTTGTATTTTATGATTGTGATAATTATGAGGATTATTTGTTTTTAGTTCCATCAAAAGATTTTGTTGAGAAATTTGAACCAACACCGCAACATGACAGACATAAGATGACAGCATCTTGTTTCAACGTTTCTCTTGGAACATCAAAAAGAAAAGAGCTTGTAAAACAATATCAAGTGACTTATGAATCATTGAATAAAAATTATAAATAACTGGAGGTATATAAGATGGCCCGTTTTGAGTGCCACGCGCATACTATGTACAGCAATCTGAGAATGTTAGATTCAATCTGTCAGCCACGTGCGCTAATTGATTATGCTCAAGAAATTGGTCTTACAGGGATTGCGATTACAGACCATGAAAGTCTTTCCTCTTATGTTGAGTTAGATAAAATTCAGCAAGAATTGCTAGATAGTGGAAGCACTTTCAAAGTTGCACGTGGAGATGAAATTTATCTTACTGATAATCGTGATAAAGGACAAAAGTATTGGCACTTTATCCTTATTGCTAAAGACGCTATTGGATGTAAAGCATTGAGAGAATTGTCTTCTATTGCATGGATAAATTCTTATTTTGATAGAGGTCTTGAACGTGTTCCTACTCTAAAATCTGATTTGGAGAAGATAGTCAATAAATATGGTAAAGGGCATTTGATTTTTTCTACTGCGTGCCTTGGCTCAGAATTAGACTATTTTATTCTTGAGATGGATAAAGCAGAAAAAGAAAATCGTTCACAAGATAGAAAAATGTACCATAATAAAATTGTGAAATTTATTCAATGGTGTAATTCTCTTGCTGGAGATGACTTTTATCTTGAGGTCCAACCTGCGCAATCAGAAGAACAGATAATTGTCAATAAAAAAATGGGCCAAATTGCCAAAGCAATGAATAAGAAAATTATTGTTACAACTGATGCTCACTATCTCAAAAAAGAAGATAGACTTATTCATAAAGCATTTCTAAATTCTAAAGATGTAGAACGAGAAGTAGATTCTTTTTATCAATATGCTTATCTTCAAACCACAGAAGAGGTGATTGAAAATCTAAAAGGAACTGGACTTGATTATTACGAATTAGAAAAAAATACAAATGAAATTTATGATAAGATTGAGTATTATTCAATTCATCGTAAGCAGCATGTGCCGCAAGTAAAGGTTCCTATCTATCCAGTAGAAGAGAAAGAGCATCATTTATATGATATAAATAAGTATCCAACTTTAGATTATCTAATGCATTCCAATAATCCACAAGAACGTTATTGGATAAATTATTGTCAAGAACAATTAGATAAAAAAGGATTGAATAATGAAAAATATCTATCACGCCTTGAAGAAGAAGCTGATACAAAAAAAGTAATTGGAGAACAGTTAGAAACTTGTATGTTTTCTTATCCTATCTTTCTTCAACATTATATCAATTTGTTTTGGGAGTGCGGTTCATGCGTTGGTTCGGGTCGCGGAAGCGCTGGTGCAGGATTGAATCATTATTTATTAGGAATTATTCAAACAGACCCACTGAAGACTAATGCTCCTTGGTTTAGATACATGAATAAAGAACGTGTAGAAATTGGAGATAAACAGTATCATTGTCTCCCCTTCAAGTAATTGATTGTATATAAAAATTCCGTGAACGTTTATCAGCGGTGTCTATTTTATAATAGGCTAACGGGGAAAGCTAAATCATATGACATGCTAATCCCGTGCTTATATTATCTATGAGTGTAGAGACTAATTGTTAGGTATACTATTGATACGTATATCGAAGTGCGGAACTCCAATAATGGTATTGGATGAAGAGATAGTCCACTCCTATATGAAAATATAGGGTTAGTGATTGATACAGATTTAGACCCAACGAAAAGAGAGCTAATTTTTGAAAAAATTCGTGAAGAGCGTGGACAATTAGGATGTGTACAAATTGCGACATTTGGAACTGCTTCTGCTAAGAGTGCGTTACAAATCGCGGGCCGTGGTCTAAAAATCAATAACGATGTTGTTCAATATCTGTCATCTTTGATTCCATCAGAACGAGGATTTTTATGGTCTTTGAGTGATACAGTAAATGGAAATAAAGAAAAAGACAGAAGTCCAAATGCGAAATTTATTGCAGAGATAAAGCAATATGATAATTTGCTTGAAGTCGCAATGTCAATCGAAGGACTTGTTGTTAGTCGCTCTATTCATGCTTCTGGAGTCAACTTTTATGATGATGACCCGTTTGAAACTGCTTGCTTTATGAAAGCTGGCAATGGCTCTATCATTACTCAATTCTCTTTGTCGGGATGCGAGTTTTGCGGTGATGTAAAACAGGATATGCTTGTAACACAGCAAATGACAATCATGGGCCAATGTATTCAAATGCTTCAAGAACATGGATACATTGAGAAAGAATTGACATTACGTCAAGCATATGATAAGTACGTTCATCCTGATAAACTTCCATTAGAAGATAAAAAGCTTTGGGACGCAATTGATTCTACAGATATTTTAGCATTATTTCAATTGACTTTTTATGTTTAGTTGAAACAAAACCTTTCTAATTGCGGGAACACCTTTAGAGACTTGATAACCAAGCTATTATAGCGATATAATAGTGGCAAAGGTAATGACCGAGGTATGGTAAAATCATCAAGTATTAGGCAATCCGCAGTAAATTGACTAATTTGAATCGCTGTTATCTGAAAAAAAGAGGAAAGGAGGTGAACGATGAATATAATAAATAATCGACAAGATGTAGAAAAATTGAGAGAAAACCATTGCAGTAGTGATAAAACGCCATATGATTGGCAATGCGGGAGATGCCACACCATTCATCATGAGACAGAAATAAGAAATTTGCTCAGAAGAAAAAATCCTTGTCCCTGCTATTCAAGTAATGTTTCTACCGTAAAACAAAAACTTCTTGAAAAAGGGTGGCTTTTAGTAGAATATCGTCTAAATAAGAATTATAATATAAATAGAGAAGATTTATACACTAAAGTGAGATGTATAAAATGTGGAAGAGAGAAGCATGGTTATTGGATAAATTTTACATTGGGCAAGACCAAGTGCGATTGCGATACAACTAAAAAAATAAAAAACATTGTATCCATCAAAGATTTTTATGATAAATGGCCTAATCACAATAAAAAACATTTCGAACTTATTAGCACAAAGTACAACGGAAGAAATTCTAAATATATTGTAAAATGTAAACATTGTGGCAGGACAGACAAACGTTGGGGAATTTCTCTCTTAGACAATAGCATCAAATGTAAGTATTGCTCAGAAGCAAGTATTGGTGAACAGAAGATAATTGATATTTTAGAAGACAAAAGCATAACGTATTATTTTCAATATCCGGTAAAAATAAAAAATCATACTTTATTTTTTGATTTTTATATACCACAGTATAATTGTGCAATAGAGTTTGATGGATTACAACATTTTGAGCCTTGTGAATACTTTGGTGGACAGAAACGATTTGAAAAACAACAACGATATGACGCTTACAAAAACGAGTATTGTGAAGACAATAATATGGCGCTTATTAGAATAAAATATTCAGATAACGATGATACTATCTATGATAAAATTAGTCAAATATTCAACGATTAGGCATTAGCCGTACACCAAAAGTTTTATGTTGGTGGAAATGGAAGGTACCTATAAAGGTAAAGATATAATCTATTCTTGATATAAATATCAAGCATTTTTGTATTTCGAAGTAACGTTCGAAATAAAATAAAAAGTAAATACTGCTGTAGGAGGAAATGTCGTACGGCAATTAGTTCCAAGAAACGTAGAGGAATTGACAGCTTGTAATGCGTTGATGCGCCTAACTGGTGAAAAAGGAGCTGAACGACCGGCAGATAGGTACGAAAGACTAAAGAAACATCCTGAGCAATGGCAAAAAGAAATGGATGATTGGGGGTTTACAAAAGAGCAGCAACAAGTTTTGAGGAAATATATGGGCGCAGATTATGGAGCTCCATCTTCTCAAGAAGTTCTTATGCTTATTTTGATGGACCCAGATACATGTAATTTTACTTTGGCAGAGAGCAATAAAGCTAGAAAAATTATCTCGAAGAAAAAAGTAGATGAAATTCCAAAGCTAAAGAAGAAAATTATTGAACAAGCGCAAACGCCTAAACTTGGAGAATATATCTGGGAGTTTGTGATTATGCCGCAAGCAAGCTACTCATTTTCACGCATTCATGGATACAGCTATTCGCTTATTGCGTGCCAGGCTGCATATCTAGCCACTTATTTTCCTTCTGTCTACTGGAATACGGCATATCTTCGAGCTGTTGGTGGATTAGATGAAGACGAAGGGACTAACTATAAAAAAATTGCGGAAGGCGTATGCGATATTATTTCTCACGGAGTAAATGTATCTCTTATTGATATAAATAAGTCAGAATATTTCTTTGAGCCAGATGAAGAAAATAACAGAATTATTTATGGCCTGAAAGCTTTGAATGGTTGTGGTGGAGAAGTGATTCAAGAGATTATCAAGAATCGTCCATATAAGTCCTTTAGTGATTTTCTTGAAAGAACTAATTTCAATAAAACAGTAGTAACAATGCTTATCAAATCAGGCGCTTTTGATTCCTTTGATGAACGTTCTGAAATTATGAAACAATATATTGAAACGGTAAGCGATAAGAAAAAACGTCTTACTTTATCTAATTTCAATGGTTTGATTGAAACAGACCTAATCCCGCAGGAACTAAAATTTCAGAAGCGTCTTTTTGTGTTCAATAAAGCGCTAAAGAAGAATTGTAAGCAAGATGAATATTTCAATTTAGATAAACCTAATTATTATAAATTCTATTCTAGCTTCTTTGATATTGATGAACTTGAGTCTATTGGAGATAATTCTATTGGGATTTCCCAGAAGAAGTGGAAGAAAATGTATGACAACAAAATGCTTCCAGCAAAGACTTATCTAAAAGACCATCAAGAAGAAATGCTTGCGGCCTATAATTCAAAATTATTTGATGAAATGTGGGATAAATATGCATGCGGGAATTATTCCTCTTGGGAAATGGCCGCACTTGGGATGTATTATCACGAGCATGAATTAGCTCATGTTGATACCAAAATATATGATATTGTTCCATTCAATTCTTTGAACTCTCAGCCACAAGTTGAAAGATATTTCAAGAAAGGTGGGAACAAGATTTCTATTTTCAAACTAAATAGGATTATGGGAACTGTTATTGCTAAAGATGATGCGCATTCTTCCATCTCTGTTTTGACTGTTGATAGTGGTGTTGTCACAGTAAAAATGAATCGAGATTATTTTGCGATGTATAATCGTAGAATTAGTGAAGTACAATCAGATGGCTCTAAAAAAATTATTGAGCAAGGATGGTTTCAGAAAGGAACATTGGTTGTATTGAATGGTATTAGGCGCGGAGATTCTTTCTTCTTGAAGTCTTATAAAAGCGCTAAGAATAAATCACACCAACTATATAAAATTACAAAAGTATATCCTAATGGCCGCATTGATATGACAAACCAAAGAGCAGGAGAAGAAGAATAAACTATAAAGGACACGTTCTATTATTTGACGTGTCCTTTTTTTTATGTTATAATATAATTATAAAGAAATGAGGTGATATAGTGACTAATGTAATTTTTCCTCCTGCTACTGATACTTTTTCTGATGGTAGCTGGGGCAAAGGAGATTGCGGACACAATATTCGTATTGATTGGAACTTTTGTCCAAAATGCGGTAGTCCAGTAGAAGAAAAAACTATGATAGAAGATGAACGACCAATTCTAATTGCTATATGTGGCAAAAGCTGTACTGGAAAATCAAGTCTTGCTAAGTGGCTTGAAAAAGATTTGGCCGCACGAAATAAAAGTGTAAATAGAATTATTTCTTGTACAACTCGCCCGGCGCGCAAAGGTGAAATAAATGGAATTGATTATATGTTTGTGAATCCTTATCAATTTTACGAACTTGCGGAAGATGGTCAGCTATTAGAATATGCTGAATTCCGAGGTTGGCATTATGGAACCTTGAGAGAGACTATACGCCCTAACGACATAAATATTGGAATTTTCAATGCTAAAGGAATTCGTTCATTAGCTAAGTTCAAAAAAGAATTCAATATTATTCCAGTATATCTTGATGATACTCTGAAGGTGCGGTTACAGCGTTCTTTCATTCGAGAACATAAATGGAAATTAGAATATCTTCGTAGAGCATTTGTTGATTGGAAAGATTTTAGAGATATTCAATATTGGCTTCAGCAATTTCCACAAAAGCTAATCTTTGAAAAAGAGAATAGTGTTGTAAGAAAATCCGCAAAGATATGCGATAAAATTTGCGTTTAGTTATCTCTTATTTATATAATACGGTTATCTAAAAAATCAATATCAGAATAGGATAATCGTTTCAAGATAGAAATTATAAATAGTACAGAACACAAGATATAGAATAGGAGATACCATATATGGCGGTCAAAGTAAAAAAACGAGATGGCTCAATCGTCGATTTTCAATCAAGCAAAATCAAAGAAGCCATCAATAAAGCCTTTGCGGAATTCGATAGAGAATTTGAGAATAACAATGTAATGACCCATATCCTCCTGGGGATTTCATCTTTTCTCAATAGAACTGAAAGTGATACTATCAATGTAGAAAATATTCAAGATATTGTAGAAGATACTCTTTTAGATTTTGGATACAGAGAAGAAGCAAAGGCGTATATTCGTTATCGTCATGAACATCAGCTTGCGCGTCAGAGAAAGAATGATGACGAAGTTCTTTCTATGATTAGTGCTGATGAAAATTCATATTGGAAAACAGAAAACAGTAACAAGAATGCAGAGCTTATTACTGTTCAACGAGATTATCTTGCTGGAATTGTATCAACTGATATTGCAAAAAACTATATCTTTCCAAAAGATGTTATTGAAGCACACGAGCAAGGGTTAGTTCATCAACATGATATGGACTATATGGCGCAAGCGACTCTCTCAAATTGTGAACTAATCAATTTGAATGATATGTTGCAGAATGGCACTGTAATCAATAAAGTGAAGATTGAAAAGCCACATAGACTTCTTACAGCAATGACTATTACGACTCAAATCATGGCTAGTGTCGCGGCAAATACCTATGGTGGAGAAAGTATCAACTTAGCTCATATCGCTCCTTTTGTGAGAGATAGTTATAATCTTTATAAAAATAAATACACAAAATTGGGATTAGATGATAGTTTGGTTGAAAAATTATCTATGATTGATTTGAAAAAAGAAATCGAAGATAGCGTTCAAACTTTCAATTATCAAATTTCAACATTATTTACGCTAAACGGTTAGTAAAATGGCTGCCTTGAATAGAAATATTCAAGTGAATAAAACATTGAACTTTTTGAAAGGTGTGTAAATTATTGATAAATAGTTTATGCTAACGGTAAAAACTAAAATGCTTATTTATAAAATTACTAATAGAATAAATAATAAAATTTATATTGGACAAACTACGCAAACCTTATCTGGAAGAATTCATAATTATAAAAGTGAAGTAAAATTTTATAAAGGGAATCCTCGTCCAATCATTTTAGCAATGAGAAAATATGGATTCGAAAATTTTTCTTTTGAAATTGTAGAAGATAATATTCAAACCAAAGAAGAATTAGACGAACGTGAAATTTATTATATAAGATTCTTTGATTGTCAGATAGATAACGGAAAAAGATATAATCTTGAGAATGGCGGAAATAGCGCTGGAAAGCATCCTGAATCAGTAAAGAAGAAAATTGGTTTAGCTCAAATTGGTCCTAAAAATCACATGTATGGTAAATGTGGAGCTCTAAATAAAACTTCTAAAACGGTTATGGATATTACAACTGGTAAAATTTATGAAAGTGCAATGATTGCCGCGAAAGAAAATGAATTGAATTTTTCTCATATTTGTGCTTGTGCGAGAGGAACAAGGGGAAGCACCGGCGGGAAAATTTTTAGATATTTGGACAATAATAATAATATTATTCTTCCGGAAAAGAGAAAAACTACTCGTTTTCAAAAAATAAAAGATAGTGTTTTAGACCAATATAAACAATATATTTAGTAATATAATAAGCATCATGTCAATACCGTGCCAAACTTATAATATTGTAAGTAGGTGTAACGACTATTCCATTAGGAAGTAGTAAATTTTTTATTTATGAAGTGTTGTTTATCTTGAAAAAGATAAAGAGATAGTCTGGCTCTATAGAAATATAGAGAGGTGCCGCAAGCACCATTTTGCTCCTTATTCATTTATTTGAAAGATGGCGGAGAATATAAACAAGAACTAATTATGCTCGCTGAAGAATTTCTAAAGCAGCGCATTGGTGGAATGCCAAATGAAGATGGTATTATGGTAACTCAATCATTTCCTAAAATCCTTTACGTTCTTGAAGATGATAATTATAAGCCAGGAACAAAATATTGGGATTTGACTAAATTAGCAATCAAATGTTCTTCGAACCGTCTTACTCCTGACTATATTTCTGAAAAGAAAATAATGGAATTGAAAAACGGAGATTGCTTCGCTTGCATGGGTCAGCGAAAACTATAGCCCATGTAAAATCTTTTGAACTCGGATAGGGCTTGAATTCAAGTTGAGTCCGAACTAATTGAATGCGTATCGACTATGGCTTTTAGCCAGTAGAGATAATAATTATCTCGAAGTAAGAAGACTATCCAATAGGATAGAAGATATAGTCAGTGCCGCAGGCGACTGTGGATAATATGTGTAGAAGCTTTTTGACCCCTGATATTTCAGGTAATGGTTATAATAATATTATGAAAGCTAAAGATTACGACCCAGAGCAGCATAAGTATTGGGGTAGGTTCAATTGTGGCGTGGTTAGCTTGAATCTCCCTGATATTGCCTTCGCTTCTCATGGTGATATTGATGAATTTTATAAAATTCTAAATGAGCGATGTGAAATTGCACATAAGTCTTTACAAATTCGTACTGAACGATTATCAAATACAAAAGCAAAAGTTGCACCTATTCTTTGGCAATATGGCGCAATGGCACGCTTAGACCCTGATGAAACTTTGTATGAATTAGTACACAACAATTATTCTACTGCTTCTCTTGGAATTGTTGGCGGATATGAAATGACTAAAATTATGACAGGCGAATCTCAAACGTCTCCTGCTGGAAATAAATTCCTAAAAGAAGTGTTACAATTCTTGAATGATAAGTGCGCAGAATGGCGAGCAGAAGAAAATATTGGGTATTCAATTTATTCGTCTCCTTCTGAATCTCTATGCTACAAATTTGCCACAAAAACTCGTGAACATTATCCTAAAGAATTTGAAAAATTATTTGGCAATAAGAAGTATATTGAAAATTCTTATCATATTCCAAGTTTTCAGCCAATCAACCCATTTGAAAAAATTATTATTGAAGGCGAATTTCAAAAATTATCTCCAGGCGGGTGCCTAAGTTACATTGAAAGTGTTGATTTGAGTAATAATGTTGAAGCTTTATATCCAATTATTGAGTGCATTTACAATAATTGTATGTACTGCGAAATCAATATCAAGACTTCTTATTGTCGAGTTTGCGGCCAAAGGCAAACAATTGATGTGTATAAGAATGATGAAGGTAATACCTGGTGGGAATGTAAAAATTGTGGAAATACAGATACTTCAAAAATGGATGTAGCCGCGCGTACTTGCGGTTACGTCGGAACTAACTTCTGGAACGAGGGCAAAACACAAGAAATTGCGTCACGATATATTTCGTTAGATGACCATCCTTTTTCAGATAATAAATAATAATTGAATCTAGGCGTAAGGATAATGTTTAGAAAATATGAATTATACAGTAATTAGAGATATGGATATTTCTAACGCTCCTGGTATAAGCGTTAGCATCTTTGTTTCAGGGTGTCCTATCCGCTGTTCTGGTTGTCATAATTCTGAAATTTGGGACTATAATAGCGGAGAAAAATTTACTCAGAATACAATTGAAACAATTCAAAAGCTAGTAAAACCAGAATATATTACTTCTATGGTAATCCTTGGCGGAGAACCGCTAGTATCAAAAAATCTTTTTCCTCTCGCAGGATTGATTGAATCTGTTCATAAAGCAAGACCAGATATTGATATTATTGTATATACAGGATATACTCTACAAGAACTCCAAGAGAGACGAGGTAAAGAATTTTATCTTGATTGGATTCTAAATCATATTGACTTTTTGATTGATGGTCGATATGAAGAAGATAAGCGAGATATTACACTTGCTTTCAGAGGAAGTCGCAATCAAATCGTTTGGGATATGCGGGATTGCGCGAATCCAAAAGACGTATCAAAACAATGGGATGAAAAAATTTTTGAATAATTTGGGCAGAAACATATTATAAGGGGCTAAAAAAAATTATATTAGTATGTGACGTTGTCGTCCGCAACATTACCCATAATTTTATCCTTTGCCGGTTAGCCTACTCACCGGGGTATAAATTGAGTAGGCTTTTTTTATTTTGACTACTATATTTATATATGATATAATAGTATAAAGAAAATGAGAGAAAAGGAAAAGCATGTCAACTGTGGAACTTTCAAATTATGATATTCATAAGCAATTATATTCTAACGTTGAGCCGCTAAAGGAAGACGTACTAGCTACTCAACTTGCTTCTATTGGGGCTTGGTTCTCAAGCAATATGAAATGTAATCATTATACGCTAATGTGTCGTGAGCTTTATGACTTTACTGTATTTCAATTCAAGACTTTGAATTTTGATAAGGCAACACAGGAATTACGAGAACTACTAGAATCACGTGGAGAAATCATGGATATTGCGTATTCTCATGCGGCCAAAGGTTATGAATGTTGGGTGCGTGATGCTGATGGTGAAGTCAATATGTATCTTCTCTTTGAATCTCCGTGGATTGTAGTAGACATTTAGGAAGTGATAATGAATGAAACTATATCCTCTTATTTATGAATGTGAAGAAGAAGATAAATGGTCTGTCAGGGGACATTCTTTGATTGATGGAATTACTGGCAATGTCCTTGAAGAAGAATACAACATGGAAGATTGTCCAGAAGACGCAATTATCGGTCGTGGTCTTCATCACTTAGATAGTTTTATTGATGGTATCAAATTCGGTATCAAAATTGCCAAGCAAGGGTATGAAGGAATTGAAGAAGTTGAGGGAGCTGAATGAGAAAAGAATTAGCGATGATTGCTTTTCCGCAGGCCGCAATCAAGATGACAATTATTGAAGATGGCGTTGGTATCAGTGATAATATGTGTTGGTATCCTGAACTTGGTCCATGCGTGGCGGGCGCAGTCAATTCCATTCCTGGTATCAAAAAGATTATTTGTATGGGGCCAAGGGCTTATATTCAAGGTCTTGAGCCAATTCTAAAGAAAGCATCCGGTCTTCCAATAGAGTTAGTGAGTATGTAAAATGATTACTTGGGTACTAAAGAATACAGCAGAATATCGTGTAGATACAATGGCAGAAGTTGAGGATTTTCATAAGCAACTTCAGCACGAAGCAAACGAGAATGGATATAACCTTACTGGTTTCTCTTGGACAAAGAAAGAAGTCAAATCTGGTGGTGAAGTCGTCGATGAATTTTTTATTGTGAAAGTTGTAAATGTATTCAACGAAGCAAAGGAGCCTGAGAATCCTTTCTTGAAGGTTGACTTTCCAAAGAATACTGGCGTGCTGCCAGGAGATATGGCACCAGAAGAACTTGTAGACGAAAAGGAGTGGTAATGGCTGATATTCTAGATATAATGTTTCCTCCAGTAGAGACAATCAAAATCAAATATCTGCCTGGCGCGGCCCATATGGAGCAAGTTGACAAGGGCGGATGTATTGATGCCTATACTTATGAAGAGGTTGTGTGTCACGCTGGCGAGCATGTTCTTTTCAATCTAGGGTTTGCTTGTCAGCTTCCAGAGGGATATGATGCGGAACTTATTCCTTGTCGTTCTTCTACAATGCGACGATATGGCTTGCTCGGTATTCCGGGTTACATCGATAATGAATATAACGGTCCTGATGACCTCTGGTATGCTTCTTGTATTGCTACACGAGATATTACAATTCCTGCGGGAACCCGGGCTTTTCAGTGGCGACTTGTCAAAGTTCAGCCTAAAATTCAATTTGAAGAAGATGACCTAATACACAATGAAAATCGAAAAGGTTTTGGCGAAGGAACAGGCGTATAACTGCTAATAAGTCAAAGGATGGTAATTATGCCATCCTTTTTTTTATATACAATTAGAGTATAAGAGAGAGGAGAATACCATGGAATTATTGACTCCAGATAAGCCAATCCATGAGTTAGAAGAACTTATTATAAAACCATATCTACATTTGAATCCTAGTCTTGGAATTATTTTATCTGAATCAGCTACGGCTAATGAAAAATATTATGCTAAATCTATCCAGGAGCTAAGTGAGAAATTCAATATAAATGTTATCATCAAAACATGTAATGGAATTCCCGATGCTGGATTCGCCATTTCGGAGCTAAAACGCAATCAAAAGATTCAAGGTATTATAAATTTATCTAACTTTGGTTTGGGAACACAAAGTCTAAATGATACAATTCCATTGCGATTAGATGTAAACGCATATTCCGCAATTACAAAAGGTAAGCTAGCAGTATCAGATGGCGCAATTGGTTTTAGGTGTGGCCCATGCGGAGCAGCCGCGGCACTAAAAATTCTTCATTATGATAACGTAGCCTTTGGAAAAAAGCGCATTGCTATCCTAGGCCGCAGTATTCAAATTGGTAGACCATTAGCAGAAATGGTATGTCAACAAGGAGCATCTATTTCTGTATTCAATGAAAATTTAGAAGATATAGACTTATCAAGATTCAATATCGTATATAATACGATAAATAAACCTAATTATCTTGATTCTTCCTTTTGGAAAGATGGTACAGATAAATTAGAATATATTGTTGATATTGGTGCTAACGCAGATGAAAATGGTACCGCAATCGGCAGTGTCAAGTTAGAAGATTTTGAGAATATTGACTGTAAGATTGCTCCATTGGTTGGATGTATTGATAGGCTTGCTATTATTGTCTTATTTTCAAAAATATATGTGAATGCGGCCACTATGAGTGGTGAGATTTTATGAGGATATTGGCTCTAGACCAATCCAGTCGAGTAAGTGGGTGGTCTATTTACGATAACGATAAGCTGATTGATTTTGGTCATTTTAGTATTTCTTCTTCTCTTCCAGTAGAGAGAAAAATGAATGAGCTAATGCGACAATTGTGTGAACTACATAATAAGTTTGAGTTTGCGGCCATTGCCTTTGAAGATATTCAATTACAAGCAGGTAACGTAAAGACTTTCAAAACCTTATCATATATACAGGCCGCAATCATCATATGGTGTTATGATAACGATATGTCTTATAAAATTCTTGCGCCATCGCATTGGCGCTCTATTCTAAAGGATAAGTTTCATCTTTCTTTTGGAAGAAAGCGAACTGAACAAAAGCAAGTCGCACAAGAATTTGTACAAAATAAATTCAATATTACTGTTACAGAAGATGAAGCAGATAGCATTTGTCTTGGATTGGCTGCGGTACTAGAAAACAATCATGATGAATGTGCCTTTTAGGCATAAAAAAATAGGGGTATACTCAATCAAGAGTATACCCCTTATTTTATATTATGAACTTATCGAGCTAGATAGGCGTAGAACTTTGTGACATAAGAGCCATTACCAGCATAATCATCACCAGAACCGCCGGTGTCAGTTGTATCTTCCATTTCTGGAAGGTCATTTACACTATAGCGAATCTTTAGCCAGCCTGTGAAATCTGGGTCTTGAGTCTCATAATAGCAGCGGACTGCTGTAATTGGAGAGCCATCACCAGCGCAACCATTTTCTAGGTCATTCGGGTCATAGCTATAGACCTGTGGTAGCCAGCCTTGATTTTCTGTACACACCTGATACCAGCCAGGCATATCAATCGCTAGATAAGTGATTGGAGAACCATCGCCAGCAAAATCATCACCATAGCCGCTGGTATCATAGCGATTTACCATTTCCGCAAGCCAACCGCTGTTCTGAGTGCAAACGCAATAGCGAATATCAGGAATATCGCCAGAAGGCGCTGGAGCAGGTGCGGGAGCAGGAGCGCCGCCACCGGATTGTGCGGGACCAGCATCAGTGCCAGCCATCATTGCATCATACCATTCTTGTGCGCGGTTCATATATTGAGCATTCTGGGAGCCTGCTAACTCACCGGGACATGCTGTGGAGCTCCAATACTGGTGAGGAAACACATTCACTTCCCACTCAGGACGGCCAAGACCGTATGCCTTACATAGCGCAGCAACCAGGTGAGCGCCAGATTCAATTGCGGCATCATACACAGTCCATGGGTCACTATTGTTATTAGCATGTTCAATAGAAATGGTGGTGTCATTAGCATACGCATTACCGCACGCCCACGCACGGTCACCATCATCTACATGCTGGACAATCCAGCCATTGCGGTCAATGGAATAATGCGCAGAAGTCTCAGCATTACGCCAAACACGATTGCAGTCATCCGCATCAAGGTCACCAGCCATATGATGAATGGTGATACCATGAATACCTTGTGGACGACCAGGATTATAATTACAACCTAGATACTTATATTCATCAGGCTCTACATTTTCCCAATCAGCCATTTAGCCCTCCTTTGGTTCAGTGTATTCTAGCGCATTTGTACTGTCTGAAATGCCTGCGGTCGTGGGGTCTACAACGATGCCAACAGCAACAAGTAGATTGATGATTAGGCCGCACGTATTGACCATTGTATTCTGGTCAATACCGGGGACAATACCAAAGATACCTAAAACTTGATATACAAAAGCAATAATTGCTAGAATAAGAGTAGTAAGTGTAGCTTTATTTTGTAGTCGAAGCTTCCAATTGATATTCATTATAAATTATCTTCTTTCTAAGCTGTAGTAGTGGGGATTACGCCCTCTTCGATTAGCTCTTGAGTTAGTCGTGCGGACTGCTCTTCAGAAAGCTTTGGATAAGATGCGATTACCTCATAGGGGTCTTCGCCACGTCCGATGCGAATCTTGGCCGCACGCTTTACAACACGATAAACATTTTCTTTTACTGCCATTTTTATTCACCACTTCCTGCCATTACATCGGCAATCGTAACGTATAAGTCGTCAATAGAATCAGTATTAGTTTGAAGTTGGTCTGGGCCTTTATCCATGAAGTTTTGCTGCTTTAGCATCTTTTCCTTTTGAGCCTTATGTTCTGCTAGCTCTTCTGGAGTAAAGAGAACATATCGGCGAATATCTTCATATTCATCATACGCTTCAACAGCGTCTTCATGCTCTTGGTCAACAATTTCGCGCAGGTCAGCACCACGATAGGTCTTACCTTCGCCTTGGTCAACGTAACCGAATACGCCCTGTTGGTCATCAATTACTTTGACATGCGGGTCTTCGTTACTTGTAATTTCCATAGACGTATCATCTTGGAAATACCATGTGCGGACTTCGTAATGATACTTACGAGGTACTTCTGGCTTTGCTTCATGATGGCACTTGAAAATCTTATCGTAGGTAATGCGACCTTTGTCAAGGTCTGCTTGTTCCTCGGTAATCTCTTCGTCTTTCTCGTTGAGAATACGAGTTTCGTTCATCATATTTTTCTCCTTGTATCTCTTCTAATTATTTAGCATAAGAAATAACCATATTAGGTGTTATTTTAGTAATTTTACCACTGCTATCTTTTGTATAAGTATAGGCCGCAGTTTTACCATTAGCTGCTACGAACATTTGAGCTGTTTTTACTTTATGAGTAGTGATTGTAAATTCTTTCCAATCAGAATAAGCACTATTGTCCGCATTCGCGTATCGTACACGACCCTTGATAGCAGTAGTATTGCTTGAATTATCTGCCATAGAATTGAATACAGAAGTCAATGCTGTAACAGCCGTAGTGCTTGATATTTTTACATCACCAGAAGTTCCAGTAGAAGCATCGTAAATAGTAGATTGCCAAGCACCTCCCGCGTACAACTGAACTTGTGCTTTACCAGGCCATTTGATTGCGCTTCTATCACATTTTACAAATACATCAAAAATATTAGCAGATTGCCAGAAATATAAATTTCCTCCAGTAGCAGAAGTAATCGCGGCAGGTTTTGTATAAACAAAATTTGGCGTATCAGTATATGCTGAGCCACCATTGCCATGCGCCCAAACTCTAAAACAATAACGTTTATTTATAGCACCAGTATATGTAAAACTTCTTTGAGAAGCATCTTCTTTATTATTGATATTGCCAGATTGAATTACGCCTTCATCTTCACCTTTATCAATCCAGAAGCCAGCAAGTGGTTTAGAAGATGTTCCTCCGACATGCTTCCAAGTAATACTAACGTTGCTATTACCAGAAAGAGTAGCTTTTACATCCGTTGGAGCTGGTGGTGCGGATTGGGCTGCCCCAATATTATCTGCGTATAAATAATACCATGGTGAATATGAATTATCTAACCAGCCACCATCGATATGAATACCAAATTGAACAGTTAGGTCACCATTTCCATCATAGTTTAGCGTACCGGATTTAGAAAAGTATCTCCAATTAGCATCAGAAAAACTACTTTCGCTAGCACTTTCATTCCCCCAAGGAGTAATTAGAGTAAAGACCCAAGGATTATTGCTATCATAGATGTTACCGCCCTCACCAGAATAACGATAAGAGCCAGTAATCTTCACGTTAGCTGTGCGGCCACTGCGACTTGTAATTTCAGCCATAACGCTTGCTTGTATTCGTCCGCCCCAATCGTCAGCATTAGGCGTATTGATAGTATACCATCCTGTAGATGTTGCCATTTATATATTTCACCTCCAAGAGGAAATAGAAAATTTCATTATCATTTGTCTGACATAAAATAAAAAAGGGCAGATAGACTTTATATCTATCTGCCCAAAAATTTTATTTGTAGCTATTTATAACTACTTGAACTTGCGCTGCCTGCTTTACTATTCTCTTGTGTTCCCAGTTATAAATATCAGTCATTGCTTGTGGCGGTTCGCCATTTCTATTTCTATATTCCGCAATAACTCTCATTACTTGCTCATGTAGTCTATTCATATGAGTTACTTCTTCTTTAGCTAATGTAATATACGTATCAGCTAAAGTTCTGTCCTCTGTTGCATATTGAATTGCTAGTTCCGCATAAGATTCAGCGTCATCAATTTCTTCATAAATTTTTTCAACTAATTCTTTTATACACTTCATATTATGCTACTTTGATTACGATAATATTTGCTATACGAACACTAGTAGCGGCAATTGCCTTGAAATTGATTATTGCTTGCGGAGCATTACAGGGAACAGTAATTACTGCGTTCATTGCTTGAGAAGTAAGATTGTTAGCAGTTGTAGCAGTATCTATCGCATGAGCACCAGGTACAGGATTGCCTCCTCTATACATTTGAGTCTCTATTGGACCGGCAGCACTGGCCGCAAAAGAAAAATTGGCTAATACTTCATACACACCTGGTTTATTGATTGTAATATTTTTACCATCGCTACTAATACATTTCGTTGAAATTGTAGCGTTTGGAACTGGACCCATTATCCATAATTGTATCCTTTCTCTTGGATATTATAAAATTACTTTAGTCCTAATGTATTCATAATATCCGTTGCTTGTCTCTTGATTTGCTCAAATTCACTTGAAGAGACTTGATTGTTTTTCAACATTTGCTCCACTTGGGCTTTCGCTTGCTGTGGAGAGGTCGTTTTGATAAATTGCATCAACTGAGCCATATTCGGCTGTTGGTTGCTGCTTACCATCGATTTGTTGTTCATTAGTGAATTGCTGGGCTGGTTGCGAGGCATAACGTTGTTGTACAAGCTGTTCATATTCCTCCTTCCATTTCTCAAATTCCGCACGAGTAATAAAGTTAGAATTATCTACAGGATTATGTTCAACAGGTTTGAACTCATATTCAGTGACTTTAGATACACCATTGAAGTCCATTTCTTTCAAGTAAAACACATCTTTATTCATATCCATAAAAATTGATTTTGTTCCTAATGGAATCGTACATGATTGTGCTTCTTGAAGTCCTTGAACAAATCTAATACCTTGAATTTGTGAGTTTTGTTGTTGTTGATACCCATAAGCCATAGATTGAGGAAAATAAGGATTATAGTTATAAGGATTAGTTTCAAACATACATTTGATTCACCTCCTCATTTTTGTCCACATTACTTATAATTTTATCCTTTGTTATTATATAATAACTTTTAGAAGGCACTTTTTATTCAGTCTTGCCCAAAGACATTTGCGATTATTACAATTTTTACTGCACTTATTACATTCGAATTATAGTTTTTATCTATAATTGGTTATATAAAAAATCGATAACGAGATATAGGAAAAGAGGATGCTCAAAAAAGAGTATCCTCTACTATTCTAAGAAGTTCTTTGATGTATATATGTTTGAGTCATTGTGTTATTGTGCAAAGGAATACCTAATGAATAAGACCAATAATCTGTTGTATCAGTGTATCCCTCATATAGACTCAATTTATTTCTATCTGTCGTTCTTTTAGAGTTATAATATTTTAGCCATCCGCCCTCTTGCCAATCGCCAAGACCAGACATAGCATTGAAATAAGGAGTCATTGATATTTCTACTGAATAATTCTTTTTTGCAAGGTCTGCAACAAGAGTGTATTTACCTTTTGCTAAGAGTTTATCACCCCATGAAGCTTGATTCATAAATAATACATTGTTTCTGATTGTGTACCTATTAGATTCATCGTCAGTATTTTTCCAACTCGTAAAATCATTTACTGATTGTGTCCCTTTTATAGAGTAGAGTGTCTCTGGATAAAAATTTGATTGTAATGTAGACCATTGCCCACCAAAATTATTACCAGCAGCGCTTCCAGTAGCAGTTCTAAAATATACACTTCCTTTTGGATAAACCAAATCAAGAAGATTCTTCCAAGAAGTGCTAGAAGAGGAGGTATTGAAATTGATGGAACTTAGCGTAACCATTTAGCAGATACCTCCTTCATAAAATTTAGGAGTTGCGAAGCCAAACGTTCGCGCAATAGTTGTAAGGATAAAAGGGTTGCCCCCCCCCTGCTCTAGTGGCCCAAGCAGTTCTTGTTGTTCCTTCAGCTCCAGATAACAAGAACCAACCATACCCGCTGTCAACATTAGAACTTTGGAAGTCTAGGTTTTCATATGAACTGTTTTCTGCGTTCCATCTAGCAACCTTATGCTCGTGTGACGGCATTTGATTCGTTGTCATGGTATTATTGCCATTATAGCTACCAGCAGTGTTTCCACCAAACCCAGAAGCCGCAATCAGAGCATTTTTGATTTGTGACCATTGCCCAGCAAAAAAACTTGCGGGATTAGGTGACGCAATACTCATATATAGGCTACCTACTGGATATACTAAATCTATTACATTTATAAATTGTGTCAAAATTATCCTTTCCAGGATAATTTTATATTATTTCATATTCTTCAGTTTATGAATTCCTGTACCAAGCATAACAATTTTTATATGCTGGTAATATAGAAAAGGCTTTTCCCAGTTCGTTCGGATAATGTCTCTTGCCTGACACCGGGTCATCCATAGCACTTTGATAAGTAACCTTAGCCGAACCCCAATTAGAACCAGCGCCAGTGTCAGCCTGTACCGTATCAAACGCTTCATTATTAGAGCCCCAGCCAATACGAAGCAGATGGTCATGAGGAGGAAGATTAGTAATTTTCAAGGTAACAGTATCACTGCCACCAATGTTAGTATTAGAGTCACATCTCAATACTCGACCAGTAATCTGAGTCCATTGACTTGTTGTATTGCCAAATAAAGTAGCAGGGCTAGTAGAATTATTGCTCAAATAATAGGCACCTTGAGGATATATCAAATCAAATAAAGTAGTCCAACTTGGAGTGCCTGATGTAGAAGTATTGAAGCTAATATTGCTAAGAGTTATAGCCATTCTACATCACCTCCATTATTAGGAAGTTCTGTAGTATCCTTTGACAGAGTAATGATAAGGCAGATAATTCTGCCCCCCCAACATTATTTGTATTGGCCATACCTGAAAAGTTGCTACTCCAATTTGAACAGTGACCCTCATTACCTTGCGTTACACTATAATTTAGATAATATAAATTATACATTGGATGAAAATGACTAGGCATTTCATCTATAGTTAGTGTATGCGTAGCCTCGCCGCCAATAGATTTGATAGCATAAGATTCACTAGAGCCTAATAAAAATTTACCTTGAATCTGTGCCCAAGTATCTCCAATTATCTTATCTGGATTATCTGTATCAGTTGCTTTCATAAAGATACTGCCTACAGGATAAATCAAATCCTTTAGACTTATCCATGAAGCACCATTTCTAAAATTGATTGCGTCTAGTCTCATTATGCATCAACTCGATTCACTTGCTGAAGAATATAAGAGCTATTTAGATATACTCCCCCCCCAGCAAGCATAAAGTTTGCTAAGTCCATAATATAAAATATCCTTTCGCTAAGGATATTAGATAAAATAAACTAAAGAATATGTCTTATTTGTAAAGTTTTATGATGTACGATACCAGGTATAGCATGTTATATATGGTGGAAGAATACTAAATGGAGAACTTACAGAAGTTTCATTACTATTTCCGCTACATTCTATTTTCCACACAGTAGATACTATATTCCATTTAGAATAAAGAAAAACATCCATGTCAGCAGTTTTTCCGCTAGAATCTTGCCAACCTCCATAAATCGTATGCTTATGAGGTGGCAAATTTTCAGCTTTTAGAATAACATTTGCGTTTCCACCAGTAACACCACTATTCAAGGCACTTCTCAAAAATCCTTCTTTGATTTGTGTCCACTGTCCTAGAAAAATAGCACCAGGATTAGTCGGAGACATACTTTGATAAATACTTCCAATAGGATATACTAAGTCCATCATATTTACAAAGGCAGTCATTATTGACCACCAACTTTACAAATATTCTTCCAAGAGAAAGACATATCTCGTTTATTTAGAGGATATGCCCCCCCCCAGAAGAGTGAAATTCTGAGTATCTAATATCATTTTTATTACCTTTCTTGCGTAATATAAAATGATTTAGACTATAATTTTAGTTTGTTCTGTACCATGTATTGACTGTTTGATACGCAGGAATCATAGTCGTATTTGAAGACTCAATTGATTTACCATATGCTAATAACTTAGCATCATCTAGCTTTTGCTCTATAGTTGTATTACCTAATTTTGTAGGAGCTGCGTATTTTACATTTTTACCAGTTGTTGAAAGTATTCTTTGATATACAAAACCAGAATCAGAACGAGTATAAGAATTTGTCAGGGCGTTATTACGACTTCCCACACCGTCATACCCATAGCAATATACATTTCCAAAATATATATCATGAGTAGAATCTGCTGCGGACGGAGATGCAAGTGTTAGCAGGTCATCAGGGTTCCATCCGCCAATCGCTGCACCGTAATACCCTCTTATAAGAGCACCATAGGTATGACAATGCTTATCATTGCCACCTGTCGCATTACCCCAACCACTCCTAAGCATCTTATTCTCTATTGGAAGCCAACTGCCACCAAACAATTTACCAGGATGATGAGCACTTGTGGTATCATTCTTATTCATTAGATTATATCCTAGAAAAATACTTCCTTTAGGATACACCATATCAATCAAACTTGTCCAAGAACTATTATCTTTATAGTTCACTTGGCTCACAGTCAATGCCATTATAGAACACCTCCATTTAGGAGGTCAGCTAAATTATAGCCCCCCCCCTACGAAGGTGAACTTGAAGAGAGATTTCATCATTCTATTATTACTCCTTACTATAAATACAATACAAAATAAATTTATTTTATACCATATTATTCTCCTTTTATCTCTTTTATCTTATTTATCAATATATAAAGAAAAAGGGCAAGATAAAATTACGTTATCTTGCCCAAATATTTTTATACAATAGAATAGATAATTTATAATCATCTACCCTACAATTTCAATTTTAGTATAATAATGTAGGGTAAAATTATATAATTGCCTACTTTATTATTTTATACTAAAGTTTTATGCTTTGCTAAATTTTTATCCATAACTTACAAGTGCTCGCGGTTGGTCGTGTAGATTGAATTAGAATTTCTTCAGGTCTCCATGTATTAGCGGTAGCAAATGTCGCTTCTTTATTTACTGTAAGCACTTTTGTACTAGTATTCAAAGATACAGAAGTAACAGCGTTGCCCCTTCCAGAAGTAGTAACAGAAGCTACACTACCTGTCGCGCCCGTAGGACCTATAGGACCCGTAGCACCAGTCTTGCCTTGAATACCCTGGGGGCCTT